TCTTCCTCTTCTCTCGTAGGCCAGTCTGGATTGAGCCCACGCCGACGTCGGCTTCTCTGCCATCCCTGGTAGACCTTCATGTCTCGCTCATCAATGCTGAAGCCACACCCGCGCCCTTTTCTCTGGTGTACTAACAGCGGCCTTGGATAGCCTTTCTTTCTGGCTCTCAGGACTTCGTACTCACCGACAGGCTCTTCGATAGTCCATCCGCTTTGTTTGAGGTACTGTGTCAGATCTCCGAGCATACCGTGCCTGACGGTTATCCTGTTCTTCATACGGCCACCACTTTCTCAAGCTGGGCCATAGTCGTGATGTCCTGACCACACCACTCCGGGAAGTTCGCCTTGACCAGAGCCGTTGCCATTGGCGGGCACACGGCATTACCACACCGGGCAACCTGCTTGCTCTTTCCATAGGCATTGCCCAGGTAGTCCCTGTCAATGATGTAGTCCGGCGGGAAGCCCATGGCGTTGTAGAGCTCCCTCGGCGTCAGCATCCGCAGGGTAATGTCCGATATGAAGTACCATGACCCGCCAATCTGGAGCAACAGGACCTCATCTTCCTTCAGGGAGTACCCACAGTGCTCATTCAGGAGCTCCCTGATTTTCGGCCAGTAGCCCATATCCCGCCCGTCCATCTTGGCCAGATACACATTGCAGGCCGCAAACTCGCCGGCAGAGGCCGTGATGGTACGCAGGGGCTTTTGGGGTTCCTGGCCTATGTCCTGACCCTTGAACTCTACGACGTGCGCCGCGCATAGTGCATTGTGGTCAACCGCCGTAACCGTCGGCAACGGCTCTTGAGCATCTTCTCCGACTACACCGCCATAGAACTTCTGGATGTGGGCGGCCACGACCGCCTCCCTGTCGTGGCTGGTCACGGTGTGCATGGGTTCCATTACGTCAAGCGGGGCTCCGTTCCCGAAATACTCAACCAGATTGGCGCAGGTCAGTCCGTATCTATTCGCGGCATCTACTGTCGGGAGCGGAGTTGCCACGCCATTCGCTCTGACATTCTCCGTCTGCTCTGTGTGGTACTGAATCAGATTTGCGGCGACCATACACGTTTCCTGCTTCGACACGCAGGTAGGCGCCGGATCTCGCGCATCTCGTACTCTGTCACCGCCGCCAGTCTGCCCAATGCTCATGAGGTTAGCGGATGCAAGGATTTGGCCACCTGCGGTACGCACGGTATGCACGGGATCGCAGGCAGACCCTCCTACGCTTCCTCCCGTGTTGCTGAACGTGAATGGAGCCACGACCGGCTCGCACACTCCTCCAGTGTATTTCCCGGTAAGTGTGTTGATTGGGTCCACGGAACTTCTTGTGTGTCCATCTCCTCCGTGATTGCACTCCACCAAGAACGGTGTCCCGCTTTTGATGGTGAACTTATCCACGCCACGGATGATGCGGCGCATTGTGTTCCTGGCCAGCGGCCGTACAGCGGTCACGCCGTATTTCTCTTTTATTTCAGCCTTGCTTGCGAACACAGAATAGCTCGGAACGGACCAGTCGATAATCTCTGCGGCGCTTCTCCATGGAAGCAGTTTCCCGCTCTTGACTTCTTCGCTGTCCCGTGGTGCATGGGTTCTCTCAGGCCATACAATGGGCCGTCCATCGCACCTCGCAATAAGCACGAACCGCTTCCTCGTTGTGGGGGCCCCATAATCCGCGGCGACAAGCTCTCTGTGCTCAACATTGTACCCGAGGGCCTCAAGCTGGCTCTTCCACTGCAAAAAGGTCTTGCCGGACAGCTTCTTGACCGGGCGGCCTTTTCTCACTGGCCCCCATGTCACAAATTCCTCGACGTTCTCAAGGATGATGACCCTGGGTCTGACGATCCCGGCCCATCTCAACACGATCCACGCAAGACCCCGAATGTTCCGGTCAACCAGGGCCGCTCCCTTCGCCTTGGAGAAATGCTTGCAGTCTGGTGAGAACCATGCCAGCCCGACCGGCCGGCCCCGGCACACCTCTTCCGGGTCAACATCCCATACGCTGGCCTGGATGTGCTCAGTGTACGGGTGGTTCGTGCGGTGCATCAGGATGGCGTCTGGGTCATGGTTGATTGCTATGTTCACCACCTGGCCGGCGGCCAGCTCAATTCCGGTGGAGGCACCGCCACCGCCCGCAAAGTTGTCCACGATGATCTCGTCGAAGACATCAATCTGGCCATGTCCCCCAGATTTCTTTTCTTTCTGCTTCACTCTTCATCCTCCTCATCTTGGATTTCATCTGCCGCCGAGGACGGATGCTGCCAGTCGCAGTACCAGAACAGACGCTCTGCCAGTTCCAGGTTTCCATCGCACTCCTCCAGGAAGTCTTCCCCGGTATAGCAGTACCCCAGGACCGAGTTCAGCTCCTCCGGGTCTGTAATTGGCCGGTCGAGCGGGATCTCATTCAGGGACACGTCCGGGACGTATATCACCTCATCGTCTTCAGAGAACTTATCCGCCTTGAAAATCTCGCAGTCCTGGCCGGGCCCAAATGGCAGGAGGTCATTCAGTTTTGCGCCGCTTCGGAGTGCGGCTTTCAGGTCTGCCTTTTTCATGCCGCGTCCCCTTTCAGCTTCAGGCCGTACACCGGCACATGGTTCTTTACAGCGCCGACTTCCCACCAGCTACCATCTCCGTAGTAGTCCTCCGCATAGACAGTTCGCCTGTCCGTCGTGACCAAGGCGCTGATCTGCCTGCCTGTGTAGTCACGGTATCTGAACTTTTTCAGGGCCGCCAGGACATCAACGGCATCAATTTCCTTGCCTATCACTGACTCAACCTCCATGTTACCAAGCAGGTGCCTCTCATTTTCAATCCACCCACCTTCATCGAGGTACACATCCAACAGATAGACGTCGAAAGCAATCTTTTTCTCATTCATAGCGCAAGCCTCCTCACAGTGCGCTCCCGGTTTCGATGCGGTACATCGTGTTGACGGCATCCAGCTTTACTTGGAGACCTTTTACATATCCCGCAAGCATATCATCAGCTCCAGGGAAATGTTGAGCCTGTTTCTTCCAGTCATCAATTTCTCTCTCAATGCTCCCGGCGGCTCTGGACAGGATCTCTGTATATGTAATAACCGGCTGCTCTTTCTTCATCTCTCTCACTCCTCTCCGGCCAGCCACCGGAGGCAACTGGCCTCGTCTGGGAACTCTTCGGTCCAGGCGTTCCCGGTGCTGTTGTCAATGCCAATGAACTTGTCGCCTTCCTTCAGATAAAACAAGCCCGCTGGTTCATAGCGTCCAGAAATGCCATCGCAACTGTCCAGGAGCCTACCAGCAGCCTCCCTGTCTATTCTCATCGCGGTCATCGTCATCGTCCTCCTTCGGATACCAATGATAGTGGCAGTCAGGGTTCTCACACCGGCCGTTCCACATCGTCTCCCCACACAGCGGGCAGGTCTCTGCGTAGTATGGACCGCCTCCTATGTAACCCATAAATTATCTCCCTTCTCCGGTAGTCTCCAATTCTTTGCCATAGCGTTTACAGAAGCATAAGGACAGGAACACGGCGGTTCGTGTACTGCGTTGGGTTCCGGGTCCGGCTTCCAAACGACCCAGATATGTGTCTTCCGACTGAACGGCAGGGTATCGGTGAAGATCTTTACCCGGTACACTTTCCCGTGTGTCAGGTTCATCGATCCATCCTCGCCAATGAATGTCAGGTACGATTTCGGGCAAAGCAGCCCGAAAAACCTTCGGAAGGTCCCTCTCAATCCTCTCCCTCCTGGTAGTCATAGTCGATGCAGCCATCGTAGTCGTTGATTCTGGGCTTTCTCTCATGTACAAGAGGGAACCGGCACTCGCCCTGGTGATTATACTGGCAGGATGACGACTCGCACTCGATGCAGAGCTGCTTCAGATAGAGGAGCTTCGCCGTTTCCGGCGTCCGGTCGAATCCATCATTATACAGCAGGTAGGCGACGCCTTTGCTGTGCCTCCGGTCAAACCAGTGCCAGATCTCTTCCCTGTTGACTCCGGCTCCCCAGCCCATGAACGGCTCCTCGATGCACTCGGTGTCAGGGTTCATGGGAACATCCCCAAACCGGCCCCACAGATCCTCCAACTCTTCATCACGATCCCGAAGGGCTTCGATGTCGTGTAGCCCATCCATGATCGTACTGTAATTCTGGTACGAGATGTCGTCGCGGAGCTCGTCCACAGTTTCGATGGCCTTGCGCTTCACATCATTCATCCGTAAATCACCTCCCCGAACAAGGCGTACTGGATGATGGCATCGGCACACTCTGCATCAATATTGCAGCAATCTACCTCTCCGTTTTCTACTGCACCGTACTGATCTCCGTCGTTCTCCAGCCAGAGCTTGAATCCGTTCAGGAACTTATCAAGGTCGAGCCAATACTTCTCTCCGCCTTCCATGTCGTAGAGCTTCAGCATACCACCCCGGCTAATCTGCTCGCTGGCGTATTCCCCCAGATATTCTCCGACGACCTCCGCCTTGAAGCACCAATAGGTGATGCCACCCTCAAGAGCACATACCATAATGTCGTCTATATCCTGCTGGGATAGGACTATGCGTATCTCTGCTTTCACCTCAAATTCCGTTTTCACGTACTTCCCTCCCTATAGGCTGCACTCATACTCTCCGACCTCGTACTCGGTCCCGTGCTTGGCGTTGTATTCCTCGACCGTGATTTCCGGTATGTAGGTATCTCCGTCGAGTTCAAAACGGCCCTCGTCAAATGCCCTTCTGATAATAGCCCTCATGCTGACCTCGCCATCCTTCGGGTTCAGGATGGCCTCCACCTCTTCGTCGGTGAGCCTGAAGGTCATCCCGACGCGCATCCACAGCTCATTCATGCCTCTCCGTCTCCTTTCTCAGTTGCACCCGTCGCAGTCATCGCAATCCCGGTGCTGGATGAGGCCGTTCTCGTCCAGGTACACGCACTTGCTTTCGCCCCAGAGCATCGTGTAGATCGAATAAGCGTCGCTGCCTCCGTCAAAGCGGTTCTCTACTACCCCTCCATCGAACATGACCCGGTGCCCGGTGTTGCTACCGACATCCTCGTCGGCCCACCAGTGCTCAACGTGGATTCCGGGGTACATCTCTCCGAGCTTTTCCATGATTGGGTCCGGGTTTGACCACGCTGTGTCGAACTCAATGGTGTCCTCATCCAGGATCTTCGTGTCCATCGCGTTCCACTTGGTGCCCCAGTTGTGGTTGCACCACCCATACCACGTTGTGAACCCGTACTCCATGAAGTTGGAGATATACTGCCGCCCCTTATCGTAGGCAATGTCCCTCTCTGCCTCACTGGCACCGGCCATCTTTTCTCGCACCCTGCGGAACACCTCTTCGTGCCATGCGGCCGAGAACATATTTCGTACGAGGGCTCTTGCCATGCTGGCTTTGTCGCCCTGCAAATCCTGAACGGGGATGCTACACCGCTCTGTCAGGTAGTAGATGATGTTCTCCTCCGTTGTAGAGCCTTCCTCCATTTCCAGCTCTGCCGGCATCGGAATCAGCTTATTGAAGTCGAAGTGCTTCTTGCCATCGACCTCTCTGAACAGCGGGAGGTTCGCAATGCCCTCCATCTTCACGCGATTTTTCACATAGTTCGGCATATCAAATTTCCTCCTTCACATTTCTGAGCTTTTCGTCGTAGTATTCGTACTCATCTTCAAAGCCACTGTCCTTGAAAGACACCACGGCCTCGAAGATTTCGTCCGCTATGTCATCCACCGGGACACATTTCATGTATTCCTCCGGCGTCATGTCCTCAGCAGTCTCTCCTCCAAAATAGAACCAGAGTTCTCCGATCTGGCAGACGGTCCCGCTCTCCATGTTCGGGTCTGTGATAAGCCGAACGTCCCCTTCGTGAAGGCCAGCCTTTATCTTTTCTTTGGTAATCACGATTTCACCACCTCAGTAGATTTTGAACAATGTTCTGCTTTCGACCTTGGCCTCGATCTCTTTCATGCGGTCCATCGCTTCGGCTTCTCGTTCTTCGTCACCATTCACGTCCAGGTCCACCACTTCGATGCTGAGGTCTTCTTTCCAGGTGGCGTACACATCGGCCACTCTTCCGTCCTTTACGATGATGGCGATTTCCCTATCTGCCCTTGATACAGGCTTATGCCCTCCGTCAGGAGAGCGGAGCCACCATGTTTGTCCGGGCCTCTGGTTCACTTCATACCCAGACTCAAGAAACGCATGTAGCTTAGAGCCTGCATACTCCAACCTGGCCGTTCCGTCTTCCCCCACTTTCTTCTTTTCGGGAGCGTTCTCCTTGATGTGAACCTTCCACAGCTCTCTCGCAGCCTCATCGCTGGTGTCAATCAGCGTGACAGGGTCGTAGCCCCAATGGTCGATGTTCTTCTCAGCCCAGGCCACGAACGCCTCCGCAGCGTCCTTGCTCTTGAACCCTACAAAGCACATCGTGTAAAGCTGGTAAAGGTACACGTTGCCGGCAACCATGTTTGGGTAAATCATCGCTCCCCATTTCACGGCCTCAAGCATCCATGGCCTTACTTCCATTTGTCCATCTCCTCTCTCAGTTTAACCGCGAGATCGTCTTTGTGCTTTTCCAGCAACTTCATTGACGGGCTTGCCTCGTACCCCTTGTTCTCAACCTTCACCGGGAGCATCATCCCAGTCCCGCCAGCCCGCTTCACAAGGTCCTGAAATGCCTGACTGTTCTCGTCGGTTGACGGGATGTCCTCGAATAGGATGCAGGTCTTCCCGTCATCCGCAGGCCAGATTTCCTTCACGGTGAGTTCCAGGGACCCGTGCCGGATTTTATCTCCCGGTTTCAGGTCAGATACCGTCTTCATCCAGCCATCGCCTCCTCCATCTGGCAGATATTCCGTGGAACGTGGATTTCCTTTACAGCATCGCTCTCCCAAGCGGAACCGCAGAGCCCATACACGCTGTCGATGCTGTAGCCGATCTGATATAGCGGATGGGGAGACGGACGTCCTTCTCCAACTGGATTTCGAGGACGCTCCCTCCGCCGGACCACGGGTCGAACAGTCCTGCCACCGTGTCCTTGTCGATAACGATGTACCCGCAGTACGGGTTCTTTCTGGCATCATAGAAGTGCCCGTTCCGGTCCTGGAGCTTGATGCACCGGTTCAGGGTAATCAGGTCCTCAAGCGTCATCCGCACCAGGAACGTCAGTGTGGACATGTGCGACGGTAGATTTGCCAGCTCAACCCGGCAGCTCTCAAGGAAGCCCTTCGGGTCCGCCATGTCGCCCTCGCGGAGCGCCTTCCAGAGTTGCGTCTTCGTGTACCCCTGCTGTCTGGCCAGCCACAGCAACGAGCTCTTCTCGTCGATCCGGGCCTCATACTGGCCGTACCAGCACGGATAGATGCCGTTCAGCGTGTAGTCGTAGTTCCCGTCCCCGGTGTCCACCATGATGTTCACGAAGAACTCCTGTTTCATGAAGTGGTCCTCAGGGTATGTCCAGTACACCAGTTCATCCAGCACCTCGCCGAAGACGTCCTCTTCCTCGGAGCTCATGCCGCCCTGATACGGTCCGCCCTCTTTCTCAAGCTCTTTCTGGATTTCCTTCCTCAGCTCCGCCCTGTAATAGCACTCGCAATCGAAGTACCAGTCAGTCAGCTTGTCCCAAAGGGCGCACACGGGGTCCTTGCCGCTACATATCTCCCCGGCAGTCTTGCCATCCATCTCGTCCCGGTAGTCAGCGTAGATCTCCATGCTGAACGTGCCGTCCGGCTGCTTGCAGTAGCGGTAACTCTCATCAAGCTCCTTCGCCACGGCCGCTTCCATCTTCTCGCGTAGAGCCTGTTCCACAGGTCACTCCTCCTCTTCGTCTTCGCTTTTGAACGCCGCCAGAAAGTCCTCATCGGACGGCAGGCTGTCAAGCGTCCATTCGGCCACCTTCTTTACCGGATAGTAGCCATCCTCGGCCAGCGGGTTCAGGAAGAAAAAGCGTTCTCCCTCTTCCAGTGGCCCGTTCCGATTGAATCCTTCAAACGCCTCGAACGTTCCGGCATCGAAGTCGATGACCCACGCCCACTCGCAGAACAGGCTGTCGGCCGCAAAACCAATGTTGTCGTTGAGCTTCATTCCGTCCGGCTTTCTCTGAATGAGGCTGAGGATCTCTGCTCCCGTGTCTCTGCTGAACTCCGGGTGGGACTTCTTCATTCTGTCGGCATCTTCCATCGTGACAAGGCCGTCAGATCTCATCCCATACTTCTCCCAGAGCTTCATCAGCTCATTCGGGTCAATGTAAGAGGAATTGCGGACAGCCGTCTTGAACTTCTCGGCGTCCATCTCGTCCCGTAGGAAATGCAGGGCCGTCAGCCCCTGTCCCTCCGGGTATCCGTCCCACTGCCCGTACTGGGCTACCTTGTACTCTCCGTCGATGTAGACTGCGGTCAAATTTCTGGTTCCCATAATGATGTACCTCCTCGTTTTTATCCGATTGATTTTTGCGTATTAGCCAACTGGCTACCACACGGCCGCGGATGGCCCTGGGAGCTCGCGTACGCCCCTTTTGTTCGATTGGTATTCAGATATTCAGGTCGACCGATTACCGCTTTCCCGGTGCTTTACTGAGATTTGGCGGCCACTTGCCCGTATAGGGATTGAACAAGACTCACGCCCTCTTCGATTGCCGCCGGGATGTCGGTCCCGATCTGCTTATAGAAGTCTTCATGGACCATACACTCGTATGCTCGCGCCATCGTACTCCGCTGTTCCTTTGTGATGTTGATGCGGAAGTCCTTTGCAATTCTCAGGGCTTCTTTGAAGTTTCCGGCAGAAACGGCGGCTCGAACAATATCCGTTTTCTTTACCATGTCGCCACCTCCTTACCTCGCTGGCTTCCTCGCTTTATCCGATTGGTTATCTTGTGATTATATTGTAGCACATTACCTACCTATGTCAATATGTTTTCGCATTATTTTTCTGATTTTATTCTACAATCTATTCGTTTTAGCATATATCGTCAGTCCGTGTGCTGAGGGTGTACCTATCCGCAGATTATCCGTTATGTTTCATGTGAAACACCAGTCGGTTAACTCTGCGCAAGGAAAAGGCCCCGGTTTTGCACCGGGGCCAAGCATCAAGTTCTTGGTTGCGCTATGTACTTCTTGATTTCCAGGAGTTCAAACAGCAGATTGTCAATTCTACGGCTTAGAAATCCGTCTACGTCCATCGCCGGCTCAACCTTTTTCGCGGGCTCAGTGACTACCACCGGCTCAGGATCTTCGGCCGGCTTCAGTTTGTAGGAGAACACCTCGCTCTCCAACCAGGAGCGGACGCCCTTGTCGCATCCAACCATGTCCAAGATCATCCGCCCGCACTTCTCAGACACAAAGTACATCGGGACTGACCTTCTGGACGTACCGCCCGTCTTCCCGTTGACCGGATAGTCCAGCTTAATGAGCTTCACAGGGCTGTTCGCCTGTGCCTCTCTCTGGCACCACTTCGTCGGGTACTTCACTCCGCAGGCGGCCAGGATGTCTCTCGCCGCATACATCGTTTCTCCTTCGTTCAGCAAGACCCTTATCACAAGGCCCTCCTGCTCAATGACGGCTACCCGTCCCACAAAGTTCTTCCCGTCGCTCATGTGGCGGCACCGCCTCTCCTCACCTGATTGGCGGCAAAGATGGCATTGCAGACCTCCATGTGGCCGGCGAACTCATCCATCTCAACCATCAGGCCGATGATCTTGTCCCGGATTTCGTAGAAAGCGAAGGTTCCTCTGTTTCTCTGCTCCGTTTCCTCAGAACCCACATCGAGGAAGTGGAGGTAGGTGTGCTCGAAAGCCTCCAGGTAGGCGTCGAGCTTGGCTGCGTCCGTCCTGATTTTATCTGGCGTGACCATTTTGCATTGCTCCTTTCCAGCGTTCTTGACAGGCGTCCGCAGCTATGATACACTTTTCTTATCTGGTGTGGTGTATCGCAGGAAAGCTGCGGAGCCGCCCGAACCCTTGGTGTTCCAGCACCGGGGGTTCTTTTATTTTTCCTGTGATTGTATTATAGCACTTTACCTACCTAAAGCAAGATATGTCCCTGGTTAATGGTGCAGATCCCCGCGGTTAACTCTCAAAAGCAGCAAAAGCCCTGCGTCTCAAGGCGCAGGGCTATACTTGTTTATACGCTTTTTTACTTGTCGAAGCTCCCTTTCATCACAATCCTCGCCATTTCTTCAAGAGCCTCTATCTGCCTCGGAGTCGGGTCTGCCGCCAAAAATATTTTTTCAAATTTTTCGAGTTTTTCCGCTTCAGTTCCCGGCACAAGGTCTGGCAACATATAATTGGGCGATACCTTGAGCGCCTGACAAATTTCAATAAATAGTGGGAGACTCGGCGTCTTCATGCCGCTCTCAATCTGCCGGAGGTAGGTTGGGTTGATGTGGCAAGCCTCTGCCAGTTTGTCGCTGGTCATCCCCTGATCCTTCCTGGCCAAGTTGATACGCCTACCAAGTTGCTTCTTGTCCATCTTAACCGCCTCCAATATGTATGCTGATAGGCTATAACCCGCTTACACATAGCTTACTATCACATTGACTTCCGAGATAGCCGCCGTTAGAATACGTATTGTGAGCTAATAGACTACATCTTGGAGGTGTCGATATGTTTTCAAAGCCAATCCATTCGCAGAAATCGACTGGGGGTGTCACCTATGGGGAGTAGCTTATTCTTCATGTCCCAGGACGGAACCGCTTCTCTTGCAAGCGAAGCTGCATACGAGGCCGAGAGCGACCTCCAGCGGATCGTGGCTGACAACCCGCAGCTCCTTATGAGGGCCCCGTCCAATACTGGTGAGGCTCTCATGCTCGTCCGGCAGGAATACCCCGTGCGAGACCCCGATGATGATTCCATCTTCTATTCTCTTGACCACCTGTTCCTCGACCAAGACGGCGTCCCTGTCCTGGTAGAGGTCAAGCGGAGCTCGGATGCACGTATCAGGCGCGAGGTCGTAGGCCAGATGCTCGACTATGCTTCCAGGGCGCGGTACTGGGACCTGTCCGAAATCCAGCAATACTTCCGTCTGACAAATCCAGAGAGCTCGTACGATACAGAGGACTTCTGGGGCCGTGTCAGCTCCAATCTGAAAGCGGAGCACATGAAGCTGGTCTTCGTGGCCGACAAGATCCCCGATACCCTTTCCACCCTGATTGACTTCCTCAGCCGCAATATAGATGGCATGGAGATCTATGGCGTAGAAGTGCGGCAGTACCACTCAGGCGGAGGGACGCTCTTGACGTCGACCACTATAGGGGGAGCTGCTACCGCCCAAGAGAGGCTCCAGAGCAATATCGCGTGGGACGCAGACAGGCTATTACAGCAGTTTTCAGAGCGCGGCCGTGCCGATCTTGCTGGCGTCTCCCGTTCTCTGATGGACTTTGGCACCAGTCTTGGCCTGCGGGCTGCATTTGGCCGCGGCCCTCGCTACGGGGCCTACTACGCCTGTCTGAACGATGTAAAGGTGTTTGGTATCAACTCATGGGACAACTCTCGCGACGGCCTGAAGGGCGTCGTGGTGGTCTCTCTATCGTCTATTCTTGACGCCCTCGGCGGAACTATGCAGAGGGCAGAGCTTCGCCAGCTTCTGTCTTCTTTCCCGACGGCTACCGAGGATGAGCGCAAGTCCTATATCAGTGAGCCGGCGAACTACGAGTATATTGACCTCCGCCTCCTGCTTGACGGCGCCAATATGGAGTATTTCCAGTCATCCATCTCGCAGCTCGTGGAAAAACTCAAAGAGGCCACCCCATAAGGGGCGGCCTCTTCCTGTTCGGGGCTATGGAGCCCCTGGGGCTATTCAGTTTGATGGAATGTGTGGCGGACAGCACGTGAATCGACCTGCGCAGGTCTTACCTTCCCCAGATTGCTTGATTTAATCCGTCGAGCTCTTTCACAAGAGCCTCTTTTCTGTCCCAGAACTCCTCATCACTGAGCTCTCCGGTCTTATTGGCCGATCTGAGGACCCTGATTTCCTCCGGTATCTGGTGATACCTCCGCAGAGCCTTCTCCCGGTCAGTAGCTTTCCTCTGGAGCTCGTCCACCCACTTGTCCCAGAGCTTCGTGCTGAACTCTCTCCACTCAACCGGCGGAAGATCTACTGTCGGGAAATCCCGTGTCTTATCATCCACGTTCAGCGGCGGGTGCCACTTCAGAATGAAGTAGATCTCGTACAGGTTCATGTCCGCCTCGGTCTGGAACTCAGCATACTCAATCTTCGTGACCTGCTCAATGGCGATAGTCCGATGCATCGGTTTCTGGAACAGGTGCCCCCGTATTCTGTCCTGAAGCGGCTGTTTAGTCCGTCCGACATAGACCAGGGTGTCACCATACCACACCCTGTAGACTAAAAATCCCTGTACTTTCATCCTACTACGATGAAGCCGGCAAACTGCGCAAGCCCGGCGTTCCCATCCCTGCACTTGTGCGGAATGTGCATGGGCGCCTGATGCAGGTACGGGTTCCCCACAAACTGCTGATTTTTCACAACGGCCGCGAGGAGTCTCGGAAGCTCATCGTACGGGACCTCTCTCGCTTCTCCAGTGCAGAGTGTGGCGCCGCAGAGCGGGCACTTGTATGCCGCTTGATATTTTCTCATCTCTCGCTCCACCTTCCATTCTTCCCTGTCACCAGTATCTGGCGCCTTCTTTGCGCAGCTTTTGAGCTTCTTCCCTGGCCTTTTTCCATACCTCCGAATAAGGCAGCGTCGTCAGGCAAACACTCTCCAGCTTCGCAAGCCGGATGTTCGGGTCTTCGACCTCCATAGCCTTCCTGAGCTTCGTTTCCGGTTTCATCAGTCTCTCCTTTCGCCTTGCAGATCCTTCCCCAGAGCCGCTCCACCTTCTCGGCCCTGGTCTTTCTGACCTCATCTTTACACTGGAACATCATCATGAGTTGCTCAAGGACGATCTCTACATCGGCAATCTCCTCCGCGATATGCTCGTGGTTCTCAAACCCTCTGTACCGCTTGCATAGTTCTTTCTGGAGCTCGGACATCTCCTCGATGGCCACGAGCTGCTGGTGCTCCGGCCCAAAGGTCTCGATAGCCTTTTCCAGCACATAGGGCTCATCCCTCCCGCTGCTCAGTGGGAAGCCATACCCGCACACCCAGCAGAATTTAGCTCCCGGCCTGTGGTCGGCATTGTGGCAGACCGGGCAAACGAGAATCTCCATCGCCTTCATCACCTCAATCATCAAGCCATCGGTTCTCCAGATAGAAGAACCCTACAAGCGCCCCTCCGGTCAGAAGCACCCAGAATACCCAGAAGATGATGACCGGGATCTTCTGACCGCTCAACTGGTCGTCTACGACCTCGGCAGGCGTCTTGTCCTTGAATACCTCGGCATCCTCTCCGATGTCGCCATCGCGGAGGTCGGCGTGGATGGTGGCATCAAACGACGCCGGAAGCCCTGTGAAGTAGTAGCGAGTGTGCAACCCCTCGTACAGATATGCGTCCCCATTCTTCAGCCGGAGCGTTTCATCCCCAGGCAGGCTGAGCTGCCCGGTCTGGAACTCGCAGCCAAGGAATGACACCGTATCGCTTTCCTGTTCCCAAGAGCCTGCATAATCCCAGGTCCAGTAGGTTTCCGTCCGGGTCTTCGTTTTCCCGTTCGAGTCTGTGTAAGTGACTGTTCTGGTGTGCATGGTGTACCTCTCCATCGTCTTGCAGATAGTCAGATACTCCCCGTCCAGCGCCGAATCCGAAACAGGCTCCATGGCCCGCAGCTCTCCATAGACCAAGGCGTTCCCAAAATCCGTGTCCATCCCGTATGTGAACTGGTCGGCGTCTTCAACCTGGACCGCCGTTGTGTACTTTTCGGCCTCAGTCTGCATGTGTTCCGTGATGGAGCCAGATATGCCGAGACCTACGGCAAGCATCACAAGAATGATGATGACGCCGAACAGCACCTCTCTTTTCTTGATCTCCATGTCATTCTCCAAACAGGTCAGACGGGGCATCCTCCGGCGCATCATAATCGGTGTACTGCGTCTCAACGGGGGCATACCCCATAATCCCCAGGATGATGTTGTTCGGGAACTGGCGGACGAACTTGTTGTACGCCTTCACCTGCTCATTGTAGTTATTCCGATACTGAGCGATGGAGTTCTCCGTCATGGCCAGCTCCGTCATGAGCTGCTGGTAGTTCTCATTCGCCTTCAGCTCCGGGTACTGCTCCGACACGGCGTTCAGGACTGTCATCGCCTCATCGGCGTTGCCCGCCTGGGCCGCCGCCCTGGCTTCTGTGATGGCAAGCATCGTCTCGCCCTCATACTCCTGGTAGGCAGTCACGGTGTCCACCAGATTGTAGATGAGGTCCACCCGGCGCTTCTCAGCCACGCTGATCTGGGCCTCGGCGCCGCTGATCTGCTCCTCCAGGGAGATGGCCCGGTTGTTGATGCCGGCCACCATCACCACAGCGAGGGCGATTGCCGCCAGAACAATTCCGGCAACGATTAGACTACTCTTTTTCATTTTCATGCTCTCCTTCCTGATTCGAGGACTTCTCCTCTTTGCATTTTACAAACCCGCTGAACACAGCGGCCCCGACCTGGCTCGAATCCCCAAAACAGTTATGGACCACCGTTCGAGGGTACACCTTCCGGTAGGTCTTGTACTCTTTCGAGTGATCTCCAAACCAAGCCGCCAGTTCGGCAGCAACAGCTTCACTCATCAATGCGGTTTCTCCAAACGGGAGCACTCTGCCGCATACAAGGCACCTGTACAGTGCCCGCCATTCAAATTTTGGTGCATTTCTGTCGTACATATATCCCTCCTCCTTTGCCTGGACGGGAGCCACCTATCCAGAAACGTCATCCTTGCACCAGGAGGCGAATGAGGCCAGGGTCATGTTGTGCTGCTCTCCGGCGGTTCGGTTCCCTTTGCTTCCGTCGTTGATGACCTCATACCGCATGTTCTCCTCGCTCTCTTGGCTGGCGTAGAATTTGTATTGCGGCCCAATGTCAACGACCTTTCGGAGCCGCCCCTTCCCATTGGAGTAGATGTGCCCGATTTTGATTTCAGATTTCTTCATGCTCAACCTCCTTGTCAAAACGCGCCTTCAGGTCAAAGACGCTTTTCCCTGCACCCTTCATCGGCCGCTTGGTCCTCTCCTGAAGCTCCTCAAGGCGCCGCCAGTAGTCCGGCAGATGCCGGTAGATATTCCTAAGCTCCTTCAGGTTCTTGTTGGCACAGCACCAGCAGGAAACCCTGTCCAGAATGTCGTAGAGCCTGACTTGCCCCTCCGCTGTCTCTTCCTCCCAGAAGAAGCCCCTGTCGTAGCAGTATCGGAGGCAGTCCGCCTCTGTCATTCCCTTTATGGCCAGCGGGAACACCTTGTTCCCGCTTCGCTCTTTGACGAGTCGTGCCGTTTCATCGGCTGCAATCCCAACATACTCAATGGCACCTTTGCAATACCTCTCCACAATAGAGAGCTTGTCCCGCGTTCCCCATCGGCACTTACCTCCGCACCAGGAATACCCGTAATGGAAGCCATTCCGACCATTGACGGGCTTGTCGAACATCTTCCACTCGAAGTCGTACCCAGGCTTGAGGATCGTGAACGCGATGCCCTTCTCCCTGAGAATGGCTCTCACTCTGACCATTGTATGGTAGATGGCCTTAAACTCCATCCCGGTGTCGTAGAACACGACCTCGTCCAGCGGCCATCCTTCCTCCACGAGCAACAACAGCATGGCCAAACTGTCCTTGCCAAAACTCACGCTTGCAATGTGCTTCACACCGACCACAAACCAAACCGGCTGCGGTCAACGGCCTAATCCTCCCATGCTATCGACCTATCGGGCCCTCACGCTGTAACAGGCAGTTTTACGCCGGACTTATCAATCTTCCGGCAACCTGGTTCACCAGGATTGGTGTTAGCTCCTTTCCTCGATTTCTTCGATGAACCTCAGCGGTACATATCTCTTTTGGCCAGACCGGAAGTAGACAATTCCGCAGAGTTCTCGGTCTTTGACTTGCTTCCCGCAATGGATGAACTCAGACCCGTCGTAGCGGTAGTCGGTATCTGCATACAACCAAGCCGATTCCACAACTTCTCGCCAGCCGACGAGGACACCTGTGAACTCCTTCTCAACTACCGCATAATAGGTCTTCAGGAACTCAAGAGCGCCTTCGCAGTCACAGCTATCCGGTACATCCTCTCCGATCCCAAGATACTGAGCCCCTATAACGCGCCCATCGCCGTCCTTCAGAAGCTCAATGATGCGGCCGTCCTGGGTCGGCTTCAGATACCCGTGGCATCTGACCGGCTTCCAGAAAGGGGCACTCATTCGGCGCTCCCTTCAGCCCAGTCGAGAAACTCAACTGTTTCCGCGGGGCAGCTCACTACAGCGCCACCGAAGGTCTCAATGATGGCCGTTGTGAAGTTGCCCGGTCCAGTCTCAAACTCTTCGTAGTTGACTCCCCACTGGTGGAAATAGCCGAACACATCCTCGGCCTTTCCGTCCTTGTAGGAGGTGGCCTTGCATGGCCGCAGCCCCTCTATCGGAGTAGCCTTATAGGGCGCCAGCACCGCGCCTTTGGCGAGCTCCTTTCGGATGGTCTCCAGATCCTTGTCGCTGATGGTGTTGCCGACGTAATACTCCGGCCTTTCGTTGCCCGACCCATCTACCTCGCGGTCGATCATCTTCACGATCTCCGGCAGGCACTTCTCCTGAATTTCTTTCAGGACCCCCTCATTGGCAAGCTCGTGTGTAAACACCGGCCGGCCAAGCAACTTTTCGCAGAAGTCCTGTACATTCTTGAAGCTCTTGGTCAGCAGGACGCCGGTGTATGCCGACACCAGCACAGCTTCTTCATGTGTCATTTTCTTTCGCCTCCTCATCCATTCGAGCGCCGCAGTTAGGGCAATAATTCGCCACCCATGGGTGCGGAATGTCGTTTCTCACTCTACAAGCAGAACACTCTCCTGACCAACTGCACGGACCATTCTGGAATACATTCTTCCAGTACCCATGCCTCACCATCTCCCTCGCGTCGACGCCGGTAATCCTGAACGGCTCCATATCCTTGTTCATGGGGTTCAGGCAGGCTTTTTCTGCCTCTTCTCGTCTGGCGAACAGGGCCCGGTGCCTATTGCTGGACGCCCAGTAGGTATAGACCGGCTCGCGGGTGGTTTTCACCCGCAAGCCCCAAAGTTCACGTCTCATCACTGGCCACCCTTTTCAACCCAGCTCTTGAAGTTTACGATCTTCTCGATGAGGCCGTCTGTGCTCCCATCGAAGCAGATGGCCCGGTCATCCACGTAGCAGATGGCAGGCGGCTTCTCGGCCAGAACATCGTCGACCTCGATCTGGTTCTCTTTTAGGTATCTCTTGACGGCTCCCATGCCCTCCGGCCCAATGCAGCGGGTCGACACAACGACCACCTTGTAGCCACGCTCACGGAGTTCGTCAATGACCTCGCGCATACCCGGTACAGGCGGGTCTGGCATCTCAGTGGCTCCGCGCCAGCCAGACACGTAGCTGTGCAGAACGCCGTCAAAATCAAAGACAACTGTCGGTGTATAGCTCATGCTTCTCCTCCTATCTGATGATGATTTCGTCGCTTCCATCCGTGCATAAGATGCGGAACGGTCTCTGAACACCACAGCAACACTGCTCTGCCGCTTTCAGAGCCATGACGATTTTGTCTTCTGGCTTCATGTCCATCTGCATCGTTGTCAGCAGACTCCCCATAGCCACCTCTTCTCCGCATCCCACAGAGCAGATGCCGAGTTCTGGCTCCAGGACGGAGTAATCACTCTGAATCTCAAAAACCCTTCCAGGCGTGGCCACGATGAAGTTGCCGCCTCGCTCTGTTTCTGGAGAGCTGATGATGCCCTGCTTGAATAACTTCACAACCTTTGGGATGAACTTTGTGACCATGAACTTATGGTCAATTTCCGACTTTTTGTAGAAGTCCACCTCATCAAACAGGTCCTCTGAATATCTCAGCAGGTCCAGGTGCCGGAATGTGGTCGTTCCCCCGATGAGCACGTTCTTGAACAGCTCATTCCTGAACACCTTCGCGGATAGCTCAGACGACTTTGTGTAGCCATTGCTTCCAAGGCTATCGCCGCCAATCCAGGAAACGCCGTGCTCCTTGTCAGTAAATCCGATGATGCAGGTCAAAGTATTCCTCCTTAGTCCCAGCGGTCCAACGTATAGATCGCGGTCCCGACGTCTGTAGTTACTCGGAATTTGTAATCCCACCACTTCGCATTGCCCTGGAGCCGGATGCCGCAGGCAGACGCCTCTTCAAATCCACCAAGGGTCTCATTCCGGGAATACGCTTCGATAGTGGATCGGATCTCGCGGAGCTCGCCCTTCAGCACCTCCGGGAACAAGGCAATACCGGCGCCGCCGTATCGGTGGTCCTTGCAGTTCTTCAGGATGAAGAACACGCTCTTTCCCTCGTGCTCGAAGCCCGGATACCACATGTTCGGCTGCAAGGTGATGCCAGTGACCTCGACATAGGAGCCAGCAGTCAGGCCCCAATGAGCGGGTCTGGAACCTCCTCTGTACACATACCAGTTGAACGGGCAGAGGTGCTCCTCGGTGTCCCAGCGGATAATGGGCGGCGCATCCTGCTCCTGGGCCGTCAGAATGGCGCTGTAGTTGTCCTCCTTCGGAGGCACATAATATTCAATCTTCTTTGCCTTCGGCAAAACTGTGGCCCGGAACTTCTCCCATGTCATGGTGCTGGAGGGCTCCATGCCTCCCATGCGGGCGGGCGCGCTCTGCTTCGTCTTGATGCCGGCGAATACCCCACCTGTGACCACGCCGCCGTCGCTCTTGGGTCTCCATACCGTCACCAGCTCATCCAGCCTTGCGAACCTGCGCTTCAAGGACCGCTCAATTCCGAGCTTCTCCACGATCTTCTCGGCCTGGGCTACATTCCCGGCGGTCGGAGCTGCCTGGGGCCGCTGATACTTCAGAGGGTCCATCTTCTCGGCGAACTTGCGGCTCACGGTTTCCATGCTGTAGCCAGCCTCAATGTCATCCAGCAAGGTCCCAATCATGCTGGTGGACACATGGCAAAAACCTGCGGGCGCTGTAGCCGCTTTTCTCCACAGCATGTTTCCCTTATTCCGTTTCCCCTTTGTGGCGCGGAGCACCTCGAGGAACCACTCAGCCACGCCGAGCACCTTCTCACCACGGTACAGGCTGTTGGACCGCAGCAGGTTTACAGCCTCCTCAACGGTCTCCACCCTATACCGATACACCGCGTCCTTCAGGAGCCGGTAATCCTCCGCTTTCTCAGAGGACTCCTGGTAGGCGCTCTTCAGGCGGTGAGAGAACACCATGTTCTTCGGGACCTCAACCGCCATGTGAGTCCAGCTTCCGGTCACGGGCGTACCCAGCGTCTTCTCGGATGTAACAAACACGCCGGTAACATCGGCATTGTTCACGCGCTTGCGGATCTCCTTCACGGCATCGGCGAAGAAGGGCGGCACCTTTTCATTCCACATTGCGGAGGTCTGCTTCCCGGTTTTCTCATCAATCTTGACAAGACCGCCGTATCGGTTTACAAAATGCCGGCAGGCGTAGCAGTTGTAGTGCTGACGGGCCCCCTCCGGCAGCTTCTGCAACAGAAGGTCGTACAGGCCGCCGGCGTTCGTGGTAAAGAGCGGCTCCGTCCCGTCCTTTACGCACTTCTGGAACTCTCGCCTGATGCTGGCAAGCAACTCTTCATAGCCGTCGCCATCTCTGGTCAGATCCATCTCTTCCATCGCAATAATGTCTTTCATGGCTTTCTCCTTTACACGTATTGATAGTTGTACCCGTCCAGGCGGAACGGGTCCTGCACTTGGTTGTGGCACCTCGCCCATATTGAGTTCTGGCTGATGTAGTTCTCTTTGGCCGCGTCCCTACCGGATGGGTAGATCTCCACGATGTTGCCTCCTCGGTCGACCTTGGCCACCGGCTTCCTGCGGCCTCTACAAGAGATGCGGCCGCACTCCTTCAGTGGAACGAACTTCAGGTTTTCCAGCTCGCAGTCGAGCTTGGCTCCATTTCGGTGAACAATGCCGTATCCCGGCCTCCGTCCGCCCATAAAGGCGTCGGCCATGAGCCAGACCAATGGGACCTCGATCTTTCGGTTGTCCTTGCTGCGCATCTTCACCACGGCTCTGGACCTCCCGCCGGACATATACGCTTTCAGGGTGTACCAACTCCCGTCATCAAGCTGCTTCTGGACGCACCCCTCGCGGTTTATGCGGTAAGGCCAACGATAGCCAATGATGGCTACCCATTCGTCAGCCTTCTTCATCGTCCACCTCATCCAGATATGTAGCCATCATATCGGCAATGTGGAGTAGCGCCGCAATGCTGCACTGTTCAAAGGCTTTCCCGGCGTTCTGCTTTTCGCCATCTTGCCACGGGCCCATGTGGAAGCGGATAGCCACAGCTTCCTCTCTGGTCAGTTTCATAAAGGCTGAGACAATATAGACACTCTTCTCGCCGTGACCATACACGAAGTCCTCGTCGAACTTATAGCCCATGACTGTCTCCCAGATGAAGTCACCGAGCGCGTCATGCTTGATCTGCCACTTTTGGGCCTTCTTGACCTTTTCGGGGTCGTAGGTCTTCTGGTTTTTCGGCTCGCTCTTATAACAGCCAACCTTGCAGATGTCATGCAACAGTCCGCAGATAGCGATGGACTCAAGCTCTTCATCCGTCGGGAGATACGGGGTTCCCGGATAGGCTGGATTTGCCTTCTCGACCTTGTAGAGCCTCAACAGGCGCTCATACACGTGAACGCTGTGCTCTACCAGCCCGCCCGGTCTGGACAGGTGGAAGCGGGTACTGGCCGGAGCCTCGAAGAAGTCGGAGCTCTCCAGCCACGTCAAGAGCTTTTCTGCTCCAGGCCGGCGGATGTTTTCCTTGTAGATCTCGATGAATTTGTCTTTCACTTTCCGTTCCCTCCTGCTTTGATTGCTGTTTTCAGGACTAATCCAGCTCTGACCATTCGATGAACTCTCCTTCCTCCCTCAGATCTGGCGCTGTCCCTCCGATGCAAAGGGACTCCTCTTGCCCGCACGAGCCGACGCCGCGCAGCTCTGCACATCGGGCTGTATGACAGGCTTCCAGGAACTTGTCAACGGCGATACGAACGTCGTCTTCCCTCTCTTCGGCCGGTTCCCCCTCTTCTCGTTGCCACTGTTCATCATAGATGTAGACCACGAAGCTGTTAAATAATCCAAAGCCGGCAATTCTCTCGGCCGTTTCCTCTGCGCTTTCGATTGGTGTGTAGTATTGCATGGCTCCTCCTTACTCCACGAACTCTTCTTTCCAGGCGGCAATAGCCTCAGCGCAATGAGTGCCTTCACACATCACCGGCGCATCTCCATAGCAATGGGCTCCTTTCAGTTCGTCCGGCAACGGGCAGTAATCGCACATCCTGTCTTCGAGCATCCCACGGATCTGTTCATCGCTCATGCCCCCATAGAACTCTCCGTTCGTGAGCCGCTGCGCAATGAAGATCATCCCGTGGTCTATAAACTGCTCACAGGTTCGGATGGTCCACGACCGGAGCACCTCTCTGTGCATTGTCCTGTCCCATGTGCCGGCCTTGACGATAAACCAGTCATGCTCCGGGATCTCCGCGACACTGACTACCTGCGGGCCCTTCTTGAACTTTCTCTTTTTCATGCAGACACCTCTTCCGCTTTCTGAATTGGAGTGCCGCAAATCATGCAGAACTTTGCGCCTTTCAGGTGCTCTGTGTTGTGGCAGACGGGGCACTCATATCGCTCGCGCCCAGCACTGGCCGCCCTACGTTCAACGCAGGCCGCGCACATGCACTCTTCGGCCACAATGGCCTCGATAGGGTTCTCTTCTCTGCATGAGAATCGGTCAATGTCATAAAAGCACCAGTTGAGCTTTGCAATGCGGTCGCCAGATCTCCATAGGCCGCTGGAAATCATGCCCTCTATGCTTCCGCTTTCGTCGATGTTTGGATGTACGCTGATTCTGAGTCCGCTCCTGTGGTCTTCGGCCCAGGCAATCCCAGTAACGGCGTCCCGGAACAGCTCAACGCCGTGCTCGATCTCCCTGATAAACTGGCTCATTTTCTCCCATCCCTTTCGTTTCTCATCCATTCACGCCACTTCTCTGCTTTTCTGGCCCGGATGGCAGGGTCCGGGTTCTCGCAGACGGTGAATAGGTCACGCAAAATATCTGCCATGTCAATCTTCGCTTGGCAATGGTCACGCCCAAGCGAGGTAATTCTATCGGCTGCGTCCTGCATTACCTCATACATTTCATGCAGGTCCCCGTGAGTTTTCCTCAGCTTCTTTACCAGCTCTTCGTTGTTCATTGGCCCACCTCCATCAGCTCAAAAGCCAGATCTTAACCCATAGTGGGAGATCGCTTTCACCGATTGCCTTCGCAAGAAGAACACTGAGCCACAACGCAATCAGGATGATAACTATTGATACGAACGCTTTCATATTGCTTCGCTCCTTCTGGCTCAAAATCCATTCCAGACTTGCCGTCCGTGGTACTCGAAGCACTCGGCGTCATCGCAGTCTTTATCCGTCAGGTCGACCAGCCGTTTCCGACTCCTGCTGATGAACAGGTCGCTGTCCATGGGCGGCTTCGGGGTCTTGTCCCGCAGCAACTCATCCATTCCGACCACTTTCTTGAACTGCTCCGGCTCATTCTCGCGTAGGTGCTTAAAGAAGTAGTTCTTATGGAACGGGCAGAACGTGCAGGCTGAAGCCTTGGTTTCCAGACCCCACACGTCCTTGATGTATGCGTAGTTGTCGGCCCTGGTCAGGCCCATATCGACCAGCGGGAAGCGGTTCACGAACATCGGGTTCGGGCTCTCCTTGCACCGCCGGGCCTCCTCAGCACTGAAGCCCATGTGCATCTCGTGGGCTTTCTTGTCCTCATCTCGGAGCCTCTGTCCCTTCTTGTAGCCCAGCAGCTCCCACCGGACGTACTTGGAGATCAGCTCAACTTTGTAGTCGATGGTGCAGTTTCTCGGCATTTTCGACTTGTGGCCGTCATCCCGGATGGTCCACCACGGTATGCTGATGGTCCGCCTCTCACCGAAGTTCTGCATGAAGTCTTCGTAGAGTGGGGACTCCAGCACCACCAGAGGGACCCCGCAAGAGTGGCCGGCATCCTTCAGGAACTCTACCTGCTTCTTCACCCAGGGAGGCTCGAAGCCCAAATCGCAGAAGATGGACACATCGTAAATTGGAACATCAGGCCACACCGGGAGCTTCCCTTTTCTCATTGCAAGAGCGTTCTCGCAGCTCATCAGGTGAAGAGCACTGGACTGCATCCCTGCCCCGCAGGATAAAATCTTCACAGCTTTCCACCCCCGCGCCCCTCAATCTCAGCGACAATCTCAGCTTTGATGTCGTCCAGCTTCTGGAGTATCTTCTCAGATGTCCCGACGATGTCCCCGTAGCCTTCCAGGTCTACGCTGATTGCGACCCACGTCGGGTAGTGCTCCGGGGTAAATCCCCTTGTGTCCGTCTCCTCGCTGAGGATAGCTACTTCCACAGCGCGGAGCTCCTCTTCGTTGGATACGAAGTACCACTCCCAGCAATAGTCCGGGTCGATCCATACCGGGGAATATGTGAAATGCGGCAGCTTCGCAACTATGGCGTCAGCTCTTCGTGCGACGCAGCCGTTCTCATAGTCCACGCACTCCTGGGCGGTCTGGAACTCCGTCCCGTCTTCCGCAATGAAGACGCGCTTCTCCACCTCGACTTTCACGATTTTTTCTTTCATAGCCACGCACCTACTTTGAATTTCTTGCGTCAATTATCCAATATGACGCCATATATTATCACCTTGGTTATCTTCCGGTAAAAAATAAATGCTCGCCAGAGCTTACATGTTTGGCCGCTTATCCTGAGCCTCCAGAAGCATGTGCTCAAGTTCCTTGAGCTTTCCGAGCATCACCTCATGGTCGCTCTCCTTCAGATACGAGTCATCCATGATGGCGGTCTTCAGGTTTCTCAGGTAGGACATAATGCCGCTTGCACAGGGATACGGCCGGATGAGCACACCTTCATCGGTCATCAGCATCTCCATCGGATCTCCGTCAGAGATACCGAGCTCCCGCCGCATATCCTTCGGGATGACGATACGCCCAAGGTCATCGACCCTCCGAACAATTCCGCGATTTTCCATCTTGCATTTCTCCTTCCTCAAAGTCGTTTTCGTCCTCGTCCCAGTCAGGCAGGGTGTCGAGGAACCGCTCAATGAACGGGATGTGCGGGAACACGTAGTCGGCAATCAGACCGCCGACGCCCAGCACAATCAGGAACCCACATAAGATGGCCAGATTGACCACCAGATCCCCCATAATCTCAGGGCTCATCCCTGTCGCCTCCATTTCAACGCTTTCCGCAGTAGTATTCCGCTGCCTCTTCAACGGAAGTGTCGTCGAAGCAGTAGTGCATCTGCAACATTACTTTCCTGACGGTCTCATCGTCGACCTCTGCCCGGTTCATAGCCATCAGCGCATACCCCATGCAGGCGTCGTTTCGCCAAGGCCCATCCGGGAACCCAAACATTTCGTACATACCATGTCCCCCTCACAGTTGAGCTTTCGGGAGCTGGTCCAGCTTGCACCGCCTCTCGAAGTGGCGGCCATAGCTACTGCGCTTATAGGCGACCTCATCTCGCTCGGTCAGATGCTTGTTGAACCTCTCCAGGCTTTCCTTGTCATCACCGACGACGACCATGCGGATTGGCTTCGCCGTTCTGGGGTCCATGCCGGCGCTTCTCGTGCAGACAATCCATTCGCTCATACCGCCACCTCCGAGCCGTTCTGGTAGGCGGCCACCGTGAACCACCCATCACGGACTCTCTCCCGATATACCCAGTCTGAGCCGGTACAGACTGCCATCTGCCCCTTCTTATCCATCGCCCGGTAAAGGATGGTCGGGTGCTCCTTGCTCAGCTTCAGGGCCTCTGCTTTGGCCATCTCAAGGCTTTTCTTCACCTTCATCATCAGTCCTCCCCATAGATGATGCGGTGGCCGTTGTACTTGAAGTTTTCCGCATCATTGGCGGCCGCTTCGATCCATCCGGCATAGTCTCTGGCCTGATCTGCCGGAACGCTTCCGATTGCGGACCAGTTGACCAGTAGCCGGACGGTTTTGCTCTTCCGGTCTCTCTCGGAGTAGAAGGCGATGAAGTGCGGCCCATACTTCTCGTCCAGTTCGGCAAGGGCTTCGCAGTAGTCCTTGTACTTGACCGTCTTTTCGGCGGCGTCCTCTTCCTTCTTCTGCCATTTCGTGCCATCGAACACCTGCCCGGTGAAGCGGGTGACGATCTTCTCCATCTCGGCGTCCTCTTCCCGGATCTTCTCGTTGATGGCCACCCGGACCAAGTTGTTCTCGACGGACTCCATGGCCGCGCAGGCTTCCAGCACCTGGGCCAGGATGTTCGGGACCAAGATCCGGTCATCATTGTGCTGCTTGAACTCTTCGGCGAAGGGCTCATATTTGCTCTTCAGCAACCGGGCTTTCAGCTTATAGGGATTGTTCATCGTGCTTCCTCCTCAGTGAGATCCGTTGATTTGCCAGCTATCCGTCTGGCTTCTTCTGAATAGCCATCTGGTTATCTTGTGATTATATTGTACCATTTTACCTACCTATGTCAAGTGTTACCGTATAATTTTTCAAAGAAAATTACCTATAATATTTGTATTCAACTATTCATCGCAAGAATGTGCGGATAAATCGCCATAACGCTCTTGGCCGCTCTCTGAGCCCGTTTTCCCCCTGGGGGTGTTGTTATATTGGCTTGGTCTCAATCGTGTCTTCCTGGTCCTTTTCTCTAATCCTGGGGCATTTGGCGCATGGCCCGGATAACAAGAAAAGCCCTCCCCGGCACAAGGCCAGAGAGGGCGGGAGCGTCTTATCAAATTGTCTTCAGGGTTTCGAGCTCGTGCTTCGTGTCCTCGGTTTCCTCGGCGTCGTCCCACTCAAACCCCTCGAGGGCGTGTATGGCGAACGCCCTGTATAGATTGGGGTCGTCCTTGATGCTCAGAAACAGCGCCGCTCTGTTCACAGCCATCTTGCACATATCCTTCATGTCCGCCTGCGAGATGTTGTACTTGACGTGGGCATCCTCGATGACCTCCCGGAACAGGTAGCTCGCCAAAGCCTTCGCGTAGGTGTCATTCATGCCAAAGGCGGTATTCAACATCGCCTGCTCAAACGATCCCATATCTCTCTATACCTCCGGTATCAGTTTGCTCTATTCTACCAGCGGTTAGACCGACGATCAATACCCCAGGAAAAATCATAATGATTATGTTTTCGCCCGTGTCCGCGGATTTTCCGCAGAGTTTCCCGCGGACTCCTGCCACGACGAACCCCCAGGGAGGTAGCCGCTCCCTGGGGGTCTGTCTAATCGTTGGCATTATCGGCCTCTTTATTGTGACCAATAGGAAGAAATAACCGCCCCTTCACAGTCCTCACAGTCAGCAGTTATTTCTTTTAACTGATCGGGGCCATCCATCTACCGACGACGCCCTTTTCAATATCCAGTATAGCCTCCATGCTGAACACAGTCAAGATCCGTCATTCTGCGTACTCAACACCACAGTCACAGCCGATGAGCTGGCCGCCGCACACGGGGCATTGCTCAACGTCGCAATCTGCATGATGGTAGTGTCCGACTTTGGCTCCGCAGTCGTGGCAACGCTCGCCGGGCCACGGGAAATCCTCGTCCCCGTACTTAATCCGCTTATATCGTTTCCCGCCTGCGATGACCTCGCTACAGGTACAGCCATCCGCAGCGAGCATACGTTGTCCACACAGCTTGCACTTGGCCCCGCCGGCAGCTATCAGCTCTTCAATCTTCTTCTGGTCGTACTCCATTGGTCCACTCCTCATCTGTAATTTCTTACCATCATTATGGCAGATTACCTCCGAAAGTCAATAAAAAAATGCCCCCATCCCGGCAAAAGCCAAGATGGGGGCATCTCTATATACCGTCATTCAGTTTTTCACGAGGCCGAGTGAGGGGGCACCGGCCTCCTGGATGACGGGCGTATCGGGCGGAGGTCGGACCCGTTTACGCTTGGTTCAGGATGGCCACCACAATCGCCTCAGCGATCTCTTTCTTTGTGGACAGGCCATCGGTGGCAACGCCGTACTCGTCGGCTTTCGTTTTCAGGTCATCCAGGCTCATGCCAAGAAGCTCGGAAATGAGCTGAGCATATCTTTCGCTGGTCTCAGCATCGCTCTTCGCGTCTGTTTCCGTTCCGGTCACATTCAGGACAGCGGTAGGGGTTCCCTTCTGGGTCTTAACCTCGGCCTCAATCCGTACAGTCAAGTAGTCCTGGAGATCTCCGTAAATTTCCTCCAGGGCACTCTTCGCAACCTCGGACAGCAGCGCCATCGTTTTATCCAGCGACTTCTTCAAGGCTTCCTTCTGGGCTTCAGCGTCAAAAACGCCATTCTTCTTCATCGAGTCCACGAAGGTCTGCGTGGTGTAGGTGACCGCCTTGGACACGGCGTCATCCACCTGAGCAATCAAAGCCTTCAGCTCAATGCTGTCGGTTTCGGCCGCAATCTGGTCGCTCTTCCGATTCAGGAACTGAATCAGAAATGCTCCGCAGACCGGGATGGCGGCAGTAATAACCGCTTGAAGCAGTTGGGTGAGAAAATCAGACATAATGCACCTCTCTTTTCAAAATCAGCGGTCGTCATGCTTGTCGCATGGAAACGGGCAGGACGGGCACTGCGTCTCGTCGCAATGCCCGTCCCCATCCCACTTTGTCAGGCAGACGATCCAGTAAACAACAAAGGCCAGCGCCGCAACTGCGGCCGCCAGCCCCGCTATGCCACTTATCAGACCATCCATGGTCAGCTCGGGATCTTCAGCTTCTGGCCTACCACAATGGTCGTCGAGGTCAGACCGTTCAGCTTTGAGATTTCCTGCCACCGGGCGCCGTTCCCCAGCTTCTTCTGGGCAATGCCCCAGAGCGTGTCTCCCTTGACCACGGTGTAGACTTCCTCCCCGCCGCTGGTGGAGATGTCTTCGGCATCGACCCAGCCGTACACGGTAGACCCGCCGCCCGCCTCCTTGATGAGGTGGTACGGATGTTTGGAGCCGGCGGCAATGCTGGTGATTTTGGCCGTTCCGGGCTTGCACTTGACGCCGGTGGCGGCGTTGGCGTTCGTGTAATGAGTATCGCCGGTGAACTCCACGATGTCGCCCACCTTCAGGCTGCCGGTGGTCCCGGTGCCGGTGCTGGGCTTTGTGCCGCTTCCGCTTCCGGTGGATGGGGTGCTGATGCTCTCACCGGTGTAGGTCACATAGGGTAGCTTGCCGTGCTTAGTCCAGGTCCGGGTGTTGTAGCCAGACTTGGCGCCGATGTTCCCCACGGCGGTCACCTGCACCTGGTTCTTCCAAGCCGGAGTACACTCAACGGCGAGGCCATTGCCGATGTAGACGCCGATGTGGCCCTTCACCCACAGGGCTTCACCCACCTCCATGTTGGCCCAGCCCGCGGTTGACACGTTCTTGCACTTGGTAATCATCGTGTCGGCCCCGATGTCCGGGACTCCGTTGACGGCGTAGCTGGCGCCGCCGTAGGTCTTGGACTTGTCGCCGCACCAGCCCCACAACAGGCCCTTGATGAGGCACACACAATCAAAGCCGAAAGTGTCGGCGCTGGCGGCGTTAATCATCTTCGTCCGGGCAGCCTGCTTGTTGTAGCTGTGGTTCTGGGTGTACCGCTTCTTGTTGGCCGCTGTCATGGGGGCGCCGAAGCAGCCCATCACGTACAGCGTCTTGTAGTTCTGGGCCACATCCAAACACCGCTCCGCGAGCTGAGCGGCGGTCGTAATCTTGGTTGCCACTGTCGTTTCCTCCTTCTCAGCGGTGGCCGCTGCATATTTGTCGTAGTAGGTCTGGCCATACCCTGCCCGCTTCGTCTGCACCGCCGCGCTCTGGTCTGCCGGTCGCTCAAACTGAAGCAAGACGGCATTGGAGGCGGCCTTTACGGTAGTGGCAGACTTCAGCGTGGTCAGAACGGCCTTGTAGCTGCCGGACAGCTCCTTCATCAGGTAGCCGAGCTGGGTCTCCAGGTCGCCGATAGACTTCCCAGCAGCGTTGGCATAGTCCAGGAGCCCCTGCTTCCGGCTCCAGTAGGTCCACTGGGCCAGACCATACCCGGCGCTGTCCTTCACAAAGTTGGAATAAGCTCCGCTATCCACCGCCTCCGTGTAGGTGGCGTCGGTGTAGCCGAGCTTCTTCTCATAACTGTTTTGCAGGTTGGTCGGGATCAGGCCGGACTCGGCGTACAGGTTGCCCATGAGGCCGGCCGCACCGCAGTCAGTCATTCCTTGGGCTTTCAGGTAGTTCCAGATCTTCTCTTCGTTGTTCTTCCCGGTAAGCGCCATGCTCTCACTCCTTCGGCGTTCCCATAGCGGTCGGGTCAACAGCCGGCATTTGCGCCGCCATGTTGGCCTCCCGCATATCTTCCTTCTGCCACTTCCGATCCCGGTACTTTTCTTTGTTGGTCTTGATCCAGCCCATAAAGCCGCACTCTCCGGTGACGGCCACGAAAACGCACTGAATCAGCGTGTCCGGGACCATTCCGTACTGCTTGAACAGCTCGATCATTTCCAGGGTGAAAGCAACCAGTGCAACAGCAAGCACCACGAGTATGATGTTCATAACGCCGATGCGGCTCAGTATGGACTTCTTCCCGGTCTTCTGCTGTGTGGCAGATGCGGCCGGTGATGGCCGCGCTTTCTCCGCTTCTGCCTCTGTGCTTGCGGTTGTGGCCTTGCTTCTGCTCCGTCGCCGCTTTTTCTTCTTCCTCGCCGAAACGATGGTTGCCACGGCGTAAAGCCCTACAGCTCCGATGACAACGCAAGCCGCCGCTATGACAGCGACAGACTCCATCGGTACGGTCATTACCCCTCACCCCCGTCTGTAATCACCGGGGCAAGCTGGCCGGGATGGTGCGGGTCCTCGTTGCTTCTGGAAAGCTCATCCATCTCGACGATCTTCAGGAGGTTCATTGCCGGCTGAACGACTGTGTGGATATACCCATCTCCATCGGCGGCCTCATAGTCACCAAACAGCTCCCAGAACGCCTCGGCCTCCATGCGGTTCCAGACCTGCTTCGGGTTCCTCCGTTTATCGGTGTAGTACCGATAGCTCTGAAGGAGCCGGTCCCGGAGCTCATTGCGCTTCTGCCGCTTCTGGATCTCCTCCATGGCCTTCAGCCGAGCCGTGTTCTCGTCCTGGCTCTGCTTCAGCTCACCGATTTTGCTCTCCAGCTCCTGCTGGATTCTGATGCTCTGCTCCCGATATTTCGGGTACTGGCTTACGGCGTCGAGCGCCGTTTTCAACTGTTCGTCCTTCAGCTTGGCTGCTTCGTACCGCTGGGTCAGATAGTCCTTGGCCTTCTTGTAAAGATAGGCAAGGAAAGCTACAGCCAGCAGGAACTCAATGACGTTCAGCACCGTAATGCCGCCGAACAGCTCCTTAAACTCTTCCAGTCCAGTCAATGTCTTGCCCTCCCATTTCCTCAGATTTTCAGAACAGCGTGTAGGTAGGTCGATCTTCTCCAAACAGCCAGTACCGGAGCCAGTCGTCCAGCGCCACGGCAACGATGGAGAGGGCCACCCACAGCAGGGTAAACGGTAGGCAGATCTGGCCCAAAAGATTGAACGGCATATTGGAATAGTCCCAAATCCCCAGGCCGAGCCAGAGGTTCAGGATGATGCCGGACACCAGCTCCAGGACGGTCACGATGCCTGAGCCTATTGCTCCTTGGAGGATGAGCGGCATATTCCACGGGATGAACTCGTTGATGTCCCCGATGAGAACGAAGCAGACCCCGCCGAGCACGGCCATCGTCCAGTGGCTGTGGCCGCGCCACGCCATCTCGATGAGAAAGTACACGCAGCCCCCGCACAAGGCGAGGACTGCGTGTTTCAGGATCGCTTTCAATTTCTCTTTCATCGCGGATTATTCCCCCAGTGCCTGCGTCAGCTTCCCGATGAGGCTCTGGATCTCCTCCTGGGCGGATGCCAGAATTGCGTTCATCTCCGCCAGCAGGTCATCCGGGAGGGTGCTCCCATAGACGATGCCGGCCAGTACGTCCTTGCTGGTCTCCCGGTTAATCCAGATCTTCAGGAAGTTGCAGTAGGTGGTCTGCGTGGTCACATGGGTCTTGTAGGCCACGTACAGGGTCACGATGTCGGCGGCGGAGAACATCTTGCACTGGGCGCCATCCGAGTGGTACGGGTACTGCGTGGCGCCCAGGGTGACTGCCGTGAACATAGAGTCGATATTCGTCTGGTCGTTGGGTTCCAGGCTGAAATGCTCCGTCCCGGTAGTCAGCTCCACGTCAATGCCGTTGTAAATCGTGCCCTGGCAGGTGTCGTTCGCCATCTGCACCTTCTTCTCCGCCAGCGTCAGCAGATCGCTCTTCTTCCATTTCAGTGCCATGGTCTATCCCTCCTTACTGGAACGCGCCGGAAACGCCGGTGATATACCCGCCGGTGTTGGAGGCACCCCGGTCCACGGTGATGCGGAAGTTGAACGCGGCCCCGTTGGTGTTCTCGTGGTTCTCGAACACGATGTTCGTGCCGTTCTTTACCTCCGTGGTGACATCCTGCCACACCGGGCTGCTGTCGTTGGCGTTGTTGGTGACCTCTACCGTGTAGTCGGCGTCTGCCGGGATGTCTCCCGTCACCGTCAGGATCGCCACCGTAATGTCGCCCTCCACGGCCAGCGGCTCGTCCAGCGTAATTGTCGCCCCGGTCACCTGCTTTGTGAACGTGGCGGTGAAGGTCGCTTTCTCCTTGCCATCGCTCACCTCAATGGTGATCGTGTGGCTCCCATTCAGGATTTTCTGGAACTCCGCCGCCGTGCTGGCGCACTCGAACGTGAGCTGGGTGCCGCTGGTGACGTTGCTCCGGGTCTTCTTCGTCACTCCATCCAGCTTCTCCGTCACCGTCAGCTTGTCCCCGTCTGCGTCGCTGGGCGTATACTGGAAATTGAACGCCGCCGCCTTACTGCCGAGGTTTACCCCACTGTTACCGCTCGGACTGCTGATCGTCGGAGCCGTGTTCGTCTGAACCGACCCGTCGTCAGAGACCAAGAGAGAAGAGGGAAGTACCAAAGCGGGGCGGATGCCATACGAGGTGGAGCAGTCGTTGCGGTTCCAGTCGCCACTGAGGAGCACGCGCAACGCGTGCGTCGAACCGTAGCTGGAGCCGCAATACGGCGAGCGGAGCCACCAGTAGGTGGCCGACCCGTTGAGCTTCGCAACTCTCTTATTGTCGGCGCCATTTTGCGCGGTGCCTGAGAAATAGGACAGGCAGGCGCCTTCGTTGGTGGGTTCGTATCCATGGACGAGGTTGACCTCAGTGGAGCTGAGCAGGAAGATCTTCGTGGAAAGTCCGCTGGAACCGCTGGTCACGGTCTTTCCATAACCGGCTCCCTTTCTGTAAGGGATTTTCACCTGCTTGATGGCATCCCGGATATTGGACTCAAACAGGTTCAGGAAGGTCGTATTCAGGTAGTTGTCGATGGTGCTGTTCTCGTAGTCGTTGTTGTTGGAGCTGTGCCACTGTCTGCTTTCATAGCAGTCCTGCATCAGAAGCCACGTTCCATCACAGCTCGCGTCGTACATGGAGCCGGGCTTCCCCTGGTGGACAACGATGAAATTTTTCGCAGTACCATTGACCTTCAGCTTCACGGTACTGCCGACTGCCTTGGAGCTCAAAGCAACCGTTGCCATGTTGGATTTCCTCCTTTTGAATGTCGTAGGTTCTACTCCCATGGGACAATGTCATCAGGTCTTGGGGCAGAAAAAGAGGCAACGGAGTCTTCCGTCGCCTTGTGTGTTTTCCTGTAAAGTTCTTGCGCTTGCCGGACTTTGCGAAGCGTCCTGACAGCGTCCGGCCCATTGATTTTCCGGCGGGGCCTTATAGTCTCGCCGACAATCTCGCTGACCTGCTTGGCATATTTGGCCCGGAGGGAATAGGTGTCGCCGTGTGCCGCATGGGCGTCCCATGCGACGAATTTCTCGATGATCTTCTCCTTGGTGATGGTTCCGGCGGCATAATCCTCCCGCCAGTGCCGGATCTTCGACCGGATGCGTTTGATGCTGTCCCGGCGGAGCTTCTGCACCACGCCGCCCTCTTCTGTGAGGTAGGTGTGGAACCCCAAGAAGTCGATCCCGTTCTTGAGCGGGAAAATTCCCGTCTTCTGGTTGAGCTCCAGGTCAACGCCGCCCATGTACTCCTGGATGACGGTCAGCATCTCCTGGGCTTCCTTCTTCGTCCTGAAAATCAGGTAGAAGTCGTCCATGTAACGCCCATAGTAGCGAATATGGTACTTTTCCTTGATGAGATGGTCGAACTCATCGAGGAACATCAGGGCAAGGAGCTGGCTTGTCTGGTATCCAAGGGGCAGACCGGGCGTCGTGTCGATGTAGGTACATAGCAGCTCGTAGATCTGGATGTCCACGCCGCGCTTCTTGACCAGCTCCAGGAGCTTCACCTTGAGCTTGTCATGGTCAATAGAGGCGAAGAAGTGCCTCACATCGGCCTTCAGGACCCACCCTTCGGTGGTTCCGTTCTTGCGGTAGTATTCAAGCATGAACTGCTTGAGCCGCAGCAGGCCGTCATGGGTTCCCTTCCCTTTCTGGCTGGCGCAGTTATCACGGATGAAGCTCTTGGTGATGGCCTCATACATGATGTTGTCCGTCACTGCATGGAGTACGACCTTGTCGACAAAGGCCGGAGCTTGCACGAGCCTTTTCTTCGGCTCGTAGACAAAGAACACCTCGAACTTGCTGGGTTTATAGGTCTTGGTGTTCAGGATGTGGGATAGCTTCTCTGTGCAGGCGAGCGCGTTGGCCTCGTACTGAGCTGTCGGCGTTTTCTGCCGCTTCCGCTGTCTGGCCTGCAAGTACGCTTCGTACAGTACCTCAAAGGTACACATCTCTTGGTAAGTCATGAACCACGCTTCTTTGCTTCCACCGGCCGGGGTTCAGAGGAGGCTCCCGGCCGGTCCTTCTTCCTAACGCCGGGTAGTCCTCCTCCCAGTAGCCCGTTGCACCCCATGCTGGGGTGGCGGGCCTCGGCGTGATGTGTTTATCGTCAGCCCATGCACAGGCTTCCGACAGGATATGACTCCCTTTGATGATGGCTGTACTGCTTTCAGCCCCTTTGCGGGGCCTACACGTCTCACATATCCATCAAAGCGGGGCGGATGCCATACGAGTTGGAGCAGTTGTTGTTGTTCCAGTTGCCATTGTTGTTCACGTTCAACGCGTTCGTCGAACCGTTGTTGGAGTTGCAATACGGAGAGCGGAGCCACCAGTTGGTGGCCGAAACGAGTCATACCCTAATACAAGGCGGGTGCCCCCACCGAGTACCCTTACTTTCGGCCCAGGACCTCTCTCACGGCGGCCTTAGTCAGATCATACTGGTGCCGGTCCGCCTCGGCCTGGGCCTCTGCTTTGATTTTTCGGGCACGTCCGCCATCATTCTTCTTCCATGACGCGCTCATATACTTGACATCCGTGACCTTCTTGGTCCAGATGCCGCCCTTCTTCACACTGATAATGTGCTCATCCACGCAGATCTGGATATACTCCAGCAAGAGAGAACACCCGGATAGGATGTCGTCGATCTTGGCGAGGCGCTCATCAAACTCGGTGACGAAGTGCTTGTCGTTGGCGGCGTGGACGTCTCGGACGATGCCCTTTGCAATCTCACGCATGTCCTCGCCATACAGCTTGAACATGCTTCTGGTGAAGCCCTCCCTGTCCTTCGTGTCGAGCGTGTGGATGAGCTGGTAGCAGACGGACTTCACCTCTCGGATGTCATCGAGCTCGGCAACTTTCTTGATGATCGCTCGGACATCCTTCCTGCTGACATCGTCGGAAATTACCCTCGTAGCTTGGTTCGTGTACCGCAAGAGCTCTCTCGCCTTATTGCCAAGCAGGTATTCCTTCTCAGCCATTCTGCCTACACCCTCTTTCCGGGCAATGCCCATTTAACACTTCAGACAGGTCCTCAGCCTGCCCGCAGAAAATACAGTGGTCTCCCACAATGAACAGCCGCCCATCATTCCCTGAGTGGGTGGTTCCGCAGATCACAAGGTTTCCGCTGCTTTCAAAACCGCAGGGAGGCTTCAGCTCGGCGAACAGGTTCCCGATGATGCAGGATAGCTCGTCAGCGGGGCGTGAAAATACGACTTCCTCCATCATCAGAACTCAATGCGAGCCTGAGCGGTGTTCCACACGCCGGTCACGATCACGTCATTCAGGGTCGAAAACGTCACCGTGAACGGGTTCTCCGTTACGCTGGTGCCGAACTTCAGCTCGATAGCCTCAACGGTCGCTTCGAGGGTAGCCACAAGGCCACGAATATCGGAGTGTGCCGTGGCGCTCTCGTTGTGGGCATCCACGGCGTCGCTGATTTTGGTGTCCGTCTGTGCCTGGGTGTATGCGTCCACTTCGGGCCGCTGGGACTCCGTCAGCTTCCCATTACCGTCCAGGGTGGCCAGACCGCCGGCAACGCCGACCTGCTCATTGGTCAGGTAGTTGTTGTTCTCGGCCTGGGCCTGCCCGACGTTTACAATTCCGAGTGCCATACTCGCTTCTCACTCCTTTCCCTGGTCAAGCCAGTATTCTGCTGAAATAGCCGTGCTGGGGGCACTTCCGGCCCTAATGCGGATGGCTCCGACCACAGTCTCACAGCTCGGACACATGGCGCAAGCGATGGCCGCCGCCATGCTTCCGGGGGCAATGACCACCGTGGCCCGGTCATTTGCCGTGACGCCTTCTACCACAATATCGTAGTAGACTGGGTACGCGGCAACACTCTCATCCTCCTGCCACCCGGTGGTCGGGATGGTGACCGCGGCATAGTCAGGCTTGTCTGCCTTTACCTCGTTCATCTCGTTCATGGCCTCCGTTACCGTGGTGGCCAGCTCCCCGACCAGTCCGCTTGTGAAGTTCTTGGCCGCCTCCGCACAGGCTTTCAGGTGCTCCGTGAGTGTCAATTTACCCATGCGCAATTACCTCCAGAGTTGATAAAAGCAGAGGGCGGGGTTAAGCCCCCCGCCCTCCCTTCGCTTGTGCGGAATTAACCCTGAACCTCGGGCTCGGTGGAGGCCGCAAAGACCTCGTTCAGCATCTCCGTGACCTCGGTGTCTTCGGCCACGATCAGTCCGTCGAGCTTGGTCTTATCGGCGCCGCTCATCAGGCCGGAGGCGCCGCCGGCGGTGACATCCGTGTAGGTGGTGTCCTGGGCGGGGATGCCAAGGGCGGTAATATCGGCCTTGGCAACCGCCTCGGCGGCGGACACGTGGCCCTCGCCGTCCACAGTCACCTTGTAGAGGCCGGACGCCTTGGCGGTGTGCGCAGGGTGAGTGTAGATGGTTACGTCAGTGCCGTTTACCTTCAGGTGGCCGTTGGTATTGCCAGCGGTAATCGCGGCGTAGATGGCGCTCTGGGCAGCAGAGATTTTGCCCTCGATAGCCGCGATCACGGTCGCGTAGTCATCTTCCTCGCCGCCAATACCGGCCACAATACCGTTGAGCTTGGTGATTGCGGCGTTCATGGTGGCTGCGTCATCGGGATGCTCCTGAATCCATGCGGCGATCTCGGCCAGAGTGTCCAGAGACTCCTGGGCGCTCTCAGGGATGAGCTGGGCGGCCAGCTCCTCATTGGCGATGGTCCGCACGGACTTGCCGGTGTCGGAGCCAATCAGGGTGTCAACATCAGCCTTTGCAGCCTTAGCCGCCAGCACAGCGGTCAGAGCAGAGTCCAGATCGGACTCGGACACCTGCGCCTTGTAGGCAAGGGCGGCCAGACCCTTCACCGCAATATCGGCGCCGTTCACGGCCAGAGTGCCGTTTGCAGTGCCGGTGGCGATCAGAATGTCCACCGCCTTCTCAGCGATGGCCAGGGCGACGCCGTTGACCTTCACGCTGGTCAGAACATTGGGCTCGCCGCCGGCAGTCACCAGACCCTGGACCTGCTCGTTCAGGGCGTCAAAGTCGGTCTTCTTGGTGTAGTCGGAGTTGACCTTTTCTGCCAGGGCCTTGAGTGCTGCGAGTTTTACCAGCTTGGTAGTGTCATAAGCCATTTTCTATTCCTCCTGAAAATAATTTTTTATCAGCTCAACGGGCATCAGGTACTTTCGCCGGATTCGGCATCGGTGCCAAACACCTCGTCAAACATCTCTTCCACTTCGCCGTCAGTGGCAACGCTCACAGCGGCAGAGCCCAGAGGCTCCAGCTCGCCGGCGACGTTCTTGATCTGGTACGTGGTGGAAACACCATCCACCACAACAGAGAGGACCTGCCCCACATAGGCCAGAGGGGAGGTCTGGGCATAGGTCTGCGCCTCTGACAGAGAACCATACACGGAGGTCTTGTCCAGCGGGAATCCATCCTGCCGAGAGAAGGCCATCGGGAACTCCATAAAGGCAAAATCGCTGGTCGTGTTGTTAATAGCCATATTTCATTCCCTCCTCTCAGCCCAGGGTGACCACAAGGGTCGCGGCGTTCTCGTACGGCACGGCGGGCTCAAAGGTCCACACCTTGTACTCCTTGGCGGTGTAGCCCTCGGCACCCTCCACGTTGACCGTGGACTGTGTGAAGGTGGCCGTGACATCGGCGTTCATGGCGGTCTGATTGATGACCTTCGTCACGCCGGTCTTGGTAGCCTCGCAGGCAATGCAGACACGCTGGGCTCCAGCAGGCACATTGATGGTCAGGCTGCCGGCGGCGTACGCCTTGTTGCTCTTGGTCAGGCCGCGGATGTAGGCGCTGTCCACGGTAGGCTTTTCGCTGGTTGCTCCGTAGAAGTAGTTTCTGAACGGAGTGTAGGCGCTGGTGGTCTTCTCTTTCGTGCCGGAGGCAATCGCAACGGCAGGGTTGGAGTCATCGCCCAGGTTGTCATCGGCGGTAACGCCCGCTCCATGGGTGGCGGTCACCTTGTAGCGCAGAGAGGCCACAACGCCTTCACCGCCTTCATCGCCGATGATGAATCCGGCGCCGCCGTTGTTGTCAGAGCCAGCCTCCAGGGAGGCGGCGTCCACGCTGGCAATCTGCTCGGTGCCCTGGTCCGTGATACGCTGTACCGCCCAGTTGGTGGCGACAACGCCGGTCACCGGGCCGTACTGATAGGAACCGGGGTTCAGGGTGCCGGCGGTGTAGGCGGCGGACGCCAGCGAAGTGCCGGCCTCCACGGCCTTGGCTCCGCTCAGGTTGAAGCCGCTGACACTGGGCTGGGCCGTGATGGTAGGCTGAAGCCGCTTGCTGAAGATGTCTGTCAGGATCGCCGCCACAGACATACCTTTGGTGGCGAACTCGGCGGTCCCGTTCTGGGTCTTCGTCTTGTTTCCGACCTGGGTATAGTCGCCGGCCATTGTGATGTTGTCGCGCATGATGACCTTGCTCGCGTCGACGTTGCCGGTGATGGCCACCCAGCCCTCACCGTCATACCAGTACGAGGACATCTCGTAGGTAACGCCATCGACCAGGGTGGTCACGACGAACACATCTCCCTCCTTCGGGGTCGGGGCGTCCTCTTCCCCAAAGAAAGCGGAGATGACGTCCGAGTCGGCAGTCTCGAGGGAGGTCTTTGTACCGCCATACACGGCGCCGGCGCCAAGGTTGGCAATGGCCTGGGTCAGCTCTTCACTGGTGACATAGTCATCCAGGTCAACCGACAGATCGTCCAGCCACTCCACCGCCCCATCGACAAGGGCGTAAATGTCGTAGTACCCTGTATCGTTGTTCTTCACAAGATACAGGATGTTCTCCTGGGCCGTCTCAGGTGTCGGGACTGCGGCTGCCTTCTGGAAGATGGCGTGGCCGGACGCCGCGATGGCGGCCAGGAACTCCGTCTTGATGCGGGTAGCCGTGTCCTTCAGGTTCTTGAGGCTTACCAGTTTTGTGGGATCATAAGCCATAGGGTCTTCCTCCTTGCTGTTTGGATTTTGCTGGGTCAGTCTTCCGGCGGGAACACCTCATCGAGCATTTCGTCCGTTTCCGTCGGAGAGGCCATATCCTCTTCAGACACGGAAGCGCCGGTTGCCGACAAGGTGCCATCCGGGGTGATACTCAAATTCTCACCGACCTTGATGCCGCCGAGCCTGCTCGCCGTTGCTACAGGTAGCACATAGGTTCCACCTCCTCCGCTGCTACCGCCGGAGCTGCTGGACGCCAGACAAATCGTCGCGTCCATATCTTCCGTCGGTTCGCTTCTCGCCCAGAACCGCAGATAGCCTTCGGCGGCCTGTACCGTGGGACACATCCCCGCTTCCTTCGCGGTGTTGAGCGCGCTTTTATGCAGGGCAACGCTCGGGAAGTGATCGTCCGTCGCTTCCGCCACAGGGACGTCCACGTAGTATCGGTAATCATCCATCCCAACGCTGCCCGGCTCATCAAGATCCTGGTCCCAGGCCCAGCCCGTGGCCGGAATCGTGATGTCCTTAATGATGACGGCGCCAAGATCCCCTACAATGGTGGTGATGGCCTCGCTCACCATAGACTGGATGAGCTGCTGTGCCTCGGCCGCCGTGATAAAAGAGCCCGGAGTATAAACGACCTCGATGTTCGCGTCGACCTCCAGGGCAATCGTCACCGGGTAGCGCCGAATGTCGATGCGGTTGTCCTTGTAGGCATTGACCGGCTGGGGGCTGTCTCCCAAGGTGGCGTAGTAGAGCAGGATCTCCTCGCTGTTCTCGGTCTTGGCGAAGATACCAAACTCCCTCAGCCAGAAGCCGGTTTGCAGGCCGCCGTTGAGGTCGTTCCTGTACTCTACCACCATGGACAGGACGCTGTTCTCGACCGTCGGCACCGTAGAGGTAGCCTCTGCGACCGGCTCCACCAGCGCCTCCATGTCGATGGGCTCGACGCCCTCCGGCACCTGCCCGGAGCCCACAACGATGCGGGTGAACTCAATCGTTTCCCCGGCGATCAGGCTGGTGATGAGGTCACGGCCTTTTACTGTGATTGTTCCGCCGTAGTAACTCATTTGCGTAGTTCCTCCTTCTTGTCGTTTTATGGGGCATTATTCCTGGAGCGAAATGCCGTTGATTGGCGTTTCCATGATGCTTTGGATAACACCGCCGGTTTTGACCTTCGCGGCATAAGAAATCTCCCGCTCAAGGAACGGGAGATGACTCTGTGCCGCGCTCTGGACACTGGTCCCGATACGGAGCTTGTGGCTGAATTTATAATCACGCTCAATTCCAGGAAGCGTGTCCTCCGTGATGGTCTGGACGCCGGAGCCGACCCGCACCTTGGCGCCATAGTCGATGATGCGCTCCAGGGTCGGGAGCGTGGTCACGGTGACGGCATACCCCAACCCGCTCCTGATGCGGAGCCAAGCGGTGTCCATCTCGACCGATGTCCTCGCGTACAGCTTGAGGGTAACACCGGCCGCCCGGATGAGCGGCGTCTTGAACAGCGGCGTCGTGTCTACGTTGCCCGGAAGCTCTCCGGTGTCAAATATCATCGTGGCCGGCTGTTCTGGGTCCTCCGTGTAGTACAGTGGGTAGTCCCAGAACATCTTGAACGCCTTGATAATGTCCGGGTAGGTACAGTCGCAGGTGTTCTTCAGTATCTTGTAAATCAGGTACTGCCGGTATGTGTCGTCGTCGATGACATCAAAGGGGATCGGGTCGCCAGCAAGCTCACCGGCCTCTTTTCTGGTCATCACTACGATGTCGCCGACACCATCGAGCTGCTTCCCCACCGCGTGGTCAAGGTCACGTTCCGTTCGTAGCTGTTCATAGAAGTCTGCTACCTGCTGAAGCTCGATGCCGATGACCTCAACCAGCGCCTCTATGTTCGGCTTTCCACGGAACTGCTCAACAAGGTCTTCCTTCAGGACGGAGATATAATCAACCATCAATCTCCACCTCGATCATATCCTCTGACGTGTAGGCCCGTTGCCGCGCCGTGATAGTGGCTGTCCGGTCCGTGTATTCGTCAGGCTTTGCGGCGGAGTCCTCGGAGGTGAACATCCTAATGTCGATGTAACTGATGCCGGAGCAGGCCCTGTACAGGTCGGCCATGAACTCTTCCTGTGGAATGACGTCCTTGCCGGCATCTATAGCGGCCATCTTCTCCAGGATCACATTCCGCAGCAGGTCTACGTAGTTCGGTGGCAGGGCCTCGCCGCGTCTGAGCGTGATACCGAGGTGGAACCACGTGTAGATCGTGACCGGCCTATTGAAGCGGATGGTGATGTCCTCGTCGTACTCGCCCGGCAGAATGACAACAGTGTCGCCGAAGGTGTTGATACCGCCGGCCTTGTTGTCGAGTATCTGTTTGGCAATCTCCGTGGAGTCACCCCCATCAACCACAATCTCGATGCTGTGCGGCGGCCGCCCGTAGTCGTCCCACTCATGGGACGGGTTCTCGTAGGGAGCCACACTGGTCACGCCCTGCACGTTGTTCAGGATGGCAGATCGGATACTCTCCAGCATATTGCTCGACCTGTTGAATATCTTGTCGGCGTAGGACTGCCGGAACTCGGTATCGCTCTCTTCGTCGCGTCCGGCGATGTAGCTGCACAGGTTCACGACGCTCAGCAGGCCAGCCTCCGCCTTCACAATGTTCGTAATGACCCCCTCCGGGATGAGGATGTCGCCGGTGTCCACAGTGCCGAAGGTCAGGATGGTCGTGACTGTCTCGGTCGTGAGGTTCTCCGACAGGACAAGGACATTGGTGGAGGTGATGTCCTCCGCCTCGATGCTCAGAAGCTCGTTCTCCTCGTCTACCGATGTGGTGAAGTCCTCCGACGTGATGGCGGCGGCCAGCCCTTTCAGGATCTCCGACGGCACCGCGCTGGTCGGGGTGTAAGAAAACACCGCGCCATTGAGGGCCACGGTGTAGACATCTCCTGTTCCAGTGGACGCGACCTTGATGACCGCCTTGTTAAATGCGCTTCTCGTGATCTCCCTGGCGTCACTCAAGGTCAACTGCGTCGCCGGGTTCGTGGTGGATGCAATGATCGTCCCGGCAGAAAGCCGTGTCCCATCAGTGCCCGTGCAATGAATTGGGTAGTAGGAACGCGCCGCCGTTTCACGGGTGGAGCCGCCATACTGAGCGGCGTTATCCAGGCTCCGGCCTTCTGCTGTGGCCGGGTACTGGGAGTAGTAGACCTCTTCGCCGAACTCCCACAGCTCCGCTATGCGGTCTGCCACGTTCGTCAGCAGGTGGTTGAGAAATGACTCCGGGTTCTGCCGGGTATTCACGCCCCACTTCTCAGAGAGATTGGAGTGCATGTCGTTCAGGATCTCATCCAGCCGCTTGATGTTCGGCCCATTTGGTGTCAATCCGTAATCAGCCATATAGCGTCACCTCCTCCCTGAAAGTCGCCTCATCGACAGTGCATGTATAAACAAACTTGGCTTCTCTCTTTGCCCGGTTGTAGTCCACAGAGATAACCTCGGCGGCCGTGACTCCCTCGACCTGCATGATCTCATCCCGGATGAGCTGCCGGATCTTGACGGTGTTCGGGTTCTTCACAAAGACCTCTTCAAACCACGGGAAGCCCATTGTGGGGCCGAGTCGCCACTCCTGGTAAATCCAGCGAAGCCGAATCAGTACCGCTTGCCGGACGCTTTCGGTAAGCGATATATCGCCGACAGCCGACACCTTGATGTCGCCGGCCTTATCAAGCATTATGTCAGTCACACTGGTTTACCCCCTTCTAAAAGTGGCCTGAAATTAGCCTACAGCTCCGTGCAACGTCCGTAGCGCCCCCTGTGGGTGAATGTATGGTCAGGCGCGGAGTGGGCGTATCGGCTCTCTACGCCCGCTTTGCGAGGTGTTTATCCTCCGATGAACACGTTGCCGCTTCCAGCGGAAATAGCACCGGAACCGCTGTGTGCGTTCAGAGCATCACCGAGCCGTGCCGCCGATTGCCCGTTAATGAAGACGGAACCGCTCCCGGCGGCCACGCTTCCCTGGGAGCTCCCACAACAGGAGTCACGCTCTGTAGTCGTGCTCCCGACGACAGCGGCCGGTATTCCGTTTATAAAGACATCGCTTGAACACCCACCGCTGATTTCCCCGGAAAAGGTCTCCGGGGAGTGCGGCGGGACATGACCAGAGTGCTCTCCGGCCGTTGTTCCGGTTACGGCGTCTCCGCGCCTTGCTGCGCTTGGCATAAGCAATCATCTCCTCGACCTCCGTCTGCCGGTGCCTGCCGGCCTTAATTCAGATTGACCACGCCTCCCTGCGTGGTGAAGTTGCCATTCACGGTCACATTCCCGTTCATTGTGATGGTGGCGGCGTCCACCTGGACGGAGCCACCCTTGACGGTCAGGCGGGTCCCGTTCACATCCACGATGATGGCGTTCTGGTTATACGCCTCTCCAGCCACGGAGTTGGCCTTTGCGAATAGACCGGGTATGCACATGGCGTTTGTCATGTCGAAGCTCAGGTCCGTCCTGGTCTCTTGGCCATACATCCAGTAGTCGAGGCTCTGCTCGCCGACGATGATGAGGCACCCATCTCCTGGCTTTACGGGATAGGCAATCGTGGCCTTCTGGTTATTCCCCTGGGGGAACCAGACTGGGACGCCGGTGACCTGCGGGAAATCTATCGTGGTCCCGTCTGGCTTCTTGTACTTCATCTTCGGCTGGACAGTAGCGAGGCCGGTCGCCGGGTCATAGCTCAGGATTTCACCCGGCATGGCCGTGTGGACGCCCTTCAGGTTCTTGCTGACGGTGTTCTTGATCTCCTGGACAAATTCCTGCATCATCAGGCGCTCACCTCCAACAGCCGAGCTTGGCAGATCCAGTCGCCGGACACGTTATCCCCTTGTAGGGACACCTTGCCGACCCGGAAGTAGCCGGTGGCCACATTGCTCTCCAGCTTCACATAGTCATCGATGTTGATTGCCCCGTTGAGGAAATACTCAACATCCCAGCCCCTCTGCGGCTCACTGTTCGTCTGGGAAGCGGCCTCGTTCACCTTGGATGGGATGCCGAGGAGCCCAGTCTCCGCTGACAGAACGAACACCTCTTTCGACATTACGTCACCCGGCTTCTTCACCTGCATTACACCATTCTGGAGGCTCCACACAAGGTTGCAGCAGGCACAGCCCTTCGTCATGATGTCGCGGGCAAGGCCCACAAAGCTGAATCCGTTCGGGATGTCGACAAACTCGGCGTTATAGGAGTATGAGATAGCCACGCCCATCTGGCCGGCCACATCGTCGAAGATGGTCTTCCAGTTGACCGTGCCAGTGTAGGAGATCGAAACGTAGGTGTCCCGGATCTCAACGAGGTTGTCTACCACCTCGATCTCTGTCCGCCTGTCGGCGCCGTCGTGTGCGGTGGTCACGCTGGTAACGATGCCCGAAAAAATCAGAGGAAGCCGGTTCTGGTAGCCAGCCTTCAAGGAGAGGCAACAGTCCTTCTCTTCCAGCGCGGCGAGGTGCTGCTTGTTCAGGTTCCATATCGTGATGCGCCCGGTGTTCTGTGTCTCAAGGTCGGTGCGCTCGATTGAAAAGTTGATGTGCAGGGGGACTGGCTGACTCTCAGACCGCTGGCCTATCTCAAAGCCGGCCTCTCCGGCCTTGCCGATGGCGACCCGGTATTCTCTTCCGAAGTTCTCACTGCTCACAGGTCACCCCTCCTTCATGTTCGGCATCACATAGGGCAGATTTTACACACTCAAAACGCACACGTGCGCTTGGCAAAAGCGCACATAAGTATTATTGGTTTTGTTACGGTTACGGTATAGGTTACGGTTACGGTTACGGTTACGGTTAGTTGCGGATTCTCCGTGGATTTTTGGCGTGACTGTCCGATGGACTGTCCTGCGGATATTCCTACGGACGGTCACAAAAGGACATCAATTCTCCATTTCAACGGGGCAGAAGATAAACTGGGCCTTCCCGTCGGCGAAATCTGACCGGCCGATGCGCTCCTGCCGTGTCATGACGCCGAAAACTCCGTCGGGGAGCTGGGTCACGCCGTAGAACACATTGAGCGGGAAGTTGGCCACGAGCTTGATGCCGATGACGATAGGCTGGTTCTGCGAATCGTACAGACCGAACTTCCAGTAGGCGCCGGTGTCGTTCCAGGTGAAGCGTATCAAATATGCGGTGCCGTTCAGGACGACGCGGGACATGCTGTCGTTCATGTCCGGCACTTCGATGATGATATAGTCCATAGGTGGACCTCCTTCATGAGCTCTGCTCGCCTCCTGCGGCCGCAGCAGAACATATAAGGCCCGCGCCGCCTATATCAGTACCCCACGCATCAAGCGCAGGGCTTCGGCGGCCGCAGGCCGGATTTCTGTTTTGGTTTCACATGGTCGATTGAGGCCGCTTTCCCTTGGCCTCTTCACCTCCTGGCAGTTTTGGGTGGCCGGTTCATTTCACGGCGCCCTGTCCCCCAGGCGCGCTCCGCTGACCTCGGAGCTGTTGAAAATCAAATCAATCCAATGGAGTTCGCCGCGCTATACAGGATGCTCGACTTGCTACCGCCACTTGAGCCGCTGCTTCCGCTGGAACCAGAGCTTCCTCCGCTCGACCCGGAGCCCGACCCAGATCCGCCGGACCCGCCGGAGCTCCCGGTCGAGGTGCTGGCCGTGCCGGCGGATGCCGCCGTGGCACCGCTCTTTCCGTAGCTGTCCGGGATGGTCGTGGTCTTCGCCGTTGTGACCCGTATCTTCTTGAACGATATGGAAATCTCTCTGGCGTAGCCGGTCTCCAGGCTCTTTGCGATGGACAGGCTCTCAATGGCCATGTTCGTGTAGCTCTTTGCGGACGTGACCACGGTAGTGGGCTCTGCCGTGAAGTAGAGCTCCTGGAGCTGTTTCACTATGGTCTCGACACGGTCCTGGCCGCTCCCATGGCGGCTATACCACGTCACCGGCGTGTCGGTGATGTACAGGACCATGTCCAGCTTCTCAGGGTTCAGGATGATGGCGTCGCTCACGACGAAGCCATCTTCCACCGTGTACTCTGGGACCGTGGCCTCCAGGGTGTCGGTCTGGCTGATGAGCGCATCGAACTCAATGCCGTTGACGGAGACCGGCTGCTTTGCTCTTGCCATTCACCAATCCCCCCTATCTGGCATAAGCGAGCCCACGGGCGAGCTCTGCGGTGGAGTCCTTGGCTGCCTTGTCCATAGCCGTAGCGGACTTCTGCTGGCCGGCACGGTCGCCGTTGAACTCGTTGTTGATTTGGACATTCTGGACCACGCTCTTGCTGATCTGGCTGGTGCCGGCGGCGGCCGCTGCTGTCCTGGGGCTTGCCACGTTGGCGTTGGCCACCACGGACATATCGCCCGTGATACCCTCCAGGGCCTTGCGGACCTTTTCCTTGCCGGCAGTGATGCCCTTGCTCATCAGGTCGATCATGTCGGGCATATAGGTGTGGAAATCGCTCAGGGGCCCCTCGTCCGGCTCAGAGAAGCCAAGGAAGGACTTAATTTTATCGGCTACGCCTTTTACGGCGTCACCAACCGCGCCGATAGCGCCCTTGATGCCATCCACAATGCCGTTGATAATGTCGGCACCCCACTGAAGGGCCTGGGCCGGCAAGGACTTTATCCAGTCGATAGCGGCGGTGAAGCCGTTGACGATGGCATCCTTGATGTTCGTGACCGTCGTGGTTATCCCGGTCAGGATGTTGGTAAACGCCGTTGTGATGGCGTTCCAGATGTTCTGGGCGATACCGGAGATGAAATTCCAGATGGTCGTGAAGATGCTGGATATTACGCTCCACACCGCCGAGAGGATGGTGCTGACGATGTTGACGATGCCTCCGAATATGTCGGAAACAAGTTGTTTCACGTTCTCCCAGAGGGCTCCCCAGTCGCCGGAGAACAGGGCGGCGAACACGGCAAAGAGGTCAGCAATCACATTGAACGCGGTGCTGAACACCGCCTTGATGACCTCCCAGACGCCGGAAATTGCGGTGAGGATCGTGTTGCCCCATGTGTCCCAGAACGCCTTCAGGCCGTTGAAGATGGTTCGGGCAATCGTGCTGATTATGGTCCAAACGGCCGTCAGCACATTCTTGATGATGTTCCAGACATTCACGAGGGCCTCGGTGATCTGCTCCCCGTGCTTCTGCCAGAAACTTTGCAGGCCGCCAAAGATGGTGGTCGCCACGGTCTTTATCACATTCCAGACACCCACGAGGATGCTCTGGATGGTGTTCCACGCGGTGACCAGTGCGTTCTTTATCTCCTCACCATGCTGGCGCCAGAACTCTTGCAGGTCCCCGAAGACCGCGAGGGCCACGGTCCTTATCACGTTCCATACAGCGGTGAGGACGCTTCGGATCACGTTCCAGGCGGCCAGCAGGCCGGCCTTTATCTCGTCACCGTGCTCCTTGAAGAAGTCCTTGATGCCGCCCCACACGGCCGAGCAGGCTTTCTTTATGGCATCCCAGACCGATAGCAGGAACGACTTTATGGCGTTCCAGGCATTGATAATGGTCTGCCTGACCGCCTCCACATCGACGCCGGCCTTTTCAAGCAGGGAGCCAATGAGCGAGTCATTCCCCTGCATGAAGTTGATGAAGTCCTCGACCAGCAGGGCAAGCAGGACGATAATGGCGATGATGGCCAGCGTCTTCACATTGATGGTTGTGAGCAGCTTCGATATGGACGATAGGCCGGACGTTATCTTGCTGAAGTTGAACACCGCAAAGGCCGCAGCGGCCGTTATTGCGATGAGCCGGAACAGCTTATCAACGCCGCCCAGCTTATCGGCCAGCCATGTGACCGCATTTCGCACACGGTTCAGCACGGATATGACGTTGTTGAACGCAGACACCATGAACCTGCCGATCCCGTCGGTGATTCCCAGCGTCTCATTGGTCTGGGCCAGCCAGAGGCCCCATTTGCTTCGGATGACGGTCAGGGCGTCGGTGATGCTGTACTGGACGTTTCCGAAGCCCGCCTCAATTTCGTCGATATTATCTATGAAGGCGGCCTTCAGGTCCTCGATGGTCATTGTGCCCTCGGTCGCCATATCTTCGAGTTGATCGGAAGTCGTGCCGAGCCGCTTATTCAGCAGAGCCACGGCCTCCGGCGCTCGCTCCAGGAGCTGGCTGATGGTCTCGCTGTCAACATAGCCCTTCTGGAAGGACTTGTTGATGGCCTCCATCAGCGAGGCAATATCCTCGTTGGTTTTACCGGCACTCTTGAACAGCATCGTGGCGGCGTTGTTGAACTTCACCGCCTCGTCGACGTTGCCGAACAGCTCGGAATTTCCCTTTACGAGCATAGAGACCACGTTGGCGGTGTCCGAGTAGGACGTCCTCGTGGCCTCTGCTGCGGCCATGATCTCCTCCTGAATATCCCTCTGATCTCCAAGAGCCTCGGTCGCATTTCTTATCTGGTTGTTTACACGGGTAAACTCTTCAACAAGGCCATTGACAGCGGTAAGGCTGAACCCGATGCCGATGGCACCGAGCAGCTTCGTGGCGGTGTCCTTGATGCCGGATATTGTGTTGTTGACCTTATCGACATCTTCATTCTTGACTTTGAAGCCGACCTTGTTGATGAACTCAGCTATCGTCACCGCCATCACCTCGCTTTGGCTTTACTAAATTTTCGTAGTCTGCTATAATACAGTTTGCTATCTCGTAGACTACAAAATGAACGGAGGGTCTGCATGAACATCATCAACCAAGCCACAGCGGGCGACCACCAGGGATTGATTAAGTTCAAAAACTGGAAGAAGGGCCTCTACATCGACGAGTCCAAGCTGCTCAGGAAGCGGCTTACGTTCATCAACAAAGAGACCGTTGAGAGTTACGAGCTCATGATGAACGAAAGCGAAACCAGCAAGAAGGGGGCCCTGACAAAGGGCGTTCTCGGGGCCGCGACATTCGGCCTTGCGGGTGCCATTGCAGGCGGCACGTCCAGCAAGACCAAGTCAAAGTACGTTGTGTCCATCATCTTCAAGGATGGGACCAAGGCCCTCTGCGAGTTGGACTCCGAGACCTACAACACCCTTCTGAAGCTGCTCTACTGAGGCCAGCAGTATGCCTCCGCCGTCGGGCCTTCCCGAATGGCGGAGGCATTTACTTTTGCTGTTGGGCCTTCAACTCTTCCGCTTGCCCGCGCTCAATGTCCATGTCCATACAGTGCAGGGCATAGAGCTTCAGGGCCTCGTCAAGCGTATAGACCGTTTCGAGCTCCAGCTTCGATGCCAAGCGGGACTTTATGAGGATGTACATTCTCAACTCCAGCTCGGAGAACTGGGTCAGGTCGAGGTCTCCCCATTTTTGGTAGTCGGAGCCTCCTTCTGGAGCAGACCCTTTAGGTCTCCAAATCGGTCTCCGATTTTCGAGAAAAAACCCTTGAAGTTCAGGCGGATCACCTCGAAGCAGAGGATATACATATCCTGAACATCGCCGCAGAACACCTCGTTGGCGAGGTCATAGTCGAGGACCTTCACTTGGCCGTCGGTGGCCTCGCTCTCGACGGAGACGTTCTTGTTGTCAATCAGGAGCTTCTTCATCAGACGCTCAAACTTGTCGCCCGAGATGCTGGAAAAAGCCGACGTGATAGCCGGAAGGGCGTCTTCCACATCCACGTCCATGATGTTCTTGGGCTTTTCGTCGGAGCCCTCTCCGCCAGATCCGGCGCCCACCACGGCAGCAATTCCGCCCAGCAGGGGCGACAGGACGGAGACAAGCTCTCCGCTGATATTCACGGCCACAAAGGCCGGGAACGGCTTGATGTAGAACGTGTTATCGCCGATCTCCTTTTTCGTGACTTCCATCTGTTTCATAATTCAATACCCCCTTATTGAATTGAGAGGGCCACCCAGGCGGGCGGCCCTCTCTTTGCCTTATTCGGTCAGGTTGCCGGAGCCGGTGTGCAGCTCCCACTCACGGTTGGTGGACTCCTTGCCGAACCCACGGGACGCCGGCTTGATGGGCCACGCCGCGTCGGTGCTGAACACCAAGCCGCCCTTCAGGTCCTTAATCAGGATCGGGAACATCCCATCTCCTGTCTGGCGGTCCTGGGCGAACCGCTCCTGGAGGAAGGAGTTGGTGTCGGAGGTCTGCAACACCGTGATCTTCACGATGTAGGTATCATCCGGGCTGACGCTTCGGACGATCTCGCCATCACAGCCCACCTTCTTCGTCACACCATCACCGTTTGGGTCGATGGTGATAAACGAGTCATCGGCATAGCCAGAGACGATGTGATTGCCCAGGGCAATCGTGACTTCCTTCGGGTTATAGGTCTTGATCTTTCCCATTGCTCAGTTCCCTCCTTCCTTACAGCTCATAAGTCAGGCTGCCGGTCAGCTCTGCGAAATGGATAGCGCCGGCCAGTCTCGCCTTGAACTTGCAGTTGGTCAACCGGCGGGAAGCCTTGTCAGAGGCGGAGATGGTGGCAGCGAGAGGCACCGAGGTCTGATAGCCGGGGATGGTGTTTCCATCCTCGTCGAACTCGTCCTCGGCGATGCCGCCAACATCCTGGCCGGCCTTCAGGGACGCGAGCATCTGGTTCTGCACAAGGCCGATTCCGCTGTCGGTGTACGGGATCTTCGGGTTGGTGATAAACAGGTTCACGACGCGGACCTGCATATCGTTCTTCAGCCAATCCCGGAACCGGATAATATCGGCCCACTCGCCGGCGACGACCTTGCCGTTCATGGTGATGTTCTTGTTGCCCACGGTAATGAAGTAGTCCAGGTTGGCGTCGGCCAGGGCCCGCATCTCCGTGGTGGTCAGCTCGGACGGGTACACGGAGGCCAGGGTCTTAAAGGCCGAGGTCTCACTGCCGGACTCATAGTTGAGCCACTTCGCCACCGCCGCCACGTTCATGTAGAGGTTGGCAGGCGGGATGTCCTCGTCGGCCTGATCCGTGGTCTCGCGCCCGTAGATGCCCTTGGTGCGGTAATAGACCATGCCAACGGTAGGCTGATCTGTGCCATCCTCACCGGCGCCGAAGAAGCCCAGCTCCGTGTAGCAGAACATCCGCTCCTGGGTCTCGATGTAAGCGGCGATCTCCTCATACTCGGCGGGGTCTACGCCGGCGGTGCAGACCACATACCACCCGGTGGAGGAAACGGCCCGCTGGACAGTCTCAACTGCGGACTCGACCTCGTTCTGGGGGTTGTCGATGGGCTCAGCCGTGAAGTCCGGGACCTGGGATGTTGCGACAACCGCTCCGGGCCGCTGGACGATGACGCCATAGGGCACACCCTCGTCGCTGTCGGGAGCGTGAAGCTCAATGATAAACTGCACGGCCTCTCCGCCTTCCTCAAGGTCGGAGATCTCCCGGAACACCGGCAGGGACATGAAGCTGTTGCCATCCGTGATAGCGGTCCCGTCGATGGTGGCGGTGTACCCGGCCGCAGACAGGGCCGACAGCATATCAAACAGTCCGGTGTTCTTGACTCCAGAGACGGGCCCGGTCAGGGTCATGCAGAGGACACGGGTTCCTTCGTCGTAGGCGATGGAGCAGCCGGTCAGGCCCTCTTTCTTCCCTGCGTACTCGTCGATGGCGGAGTTCACCGCCTCGATGGTCTTCCCGGCAACTACGGCTGCCGCCGTGAGCTGCTGGGGTGCAATATAAAGCGTGGTGGGTCGCGGGCTCTGCCCGAACGCTACCTGTGCGGCCACTCCGATGGGGTCGGCATCGTCGCCGCTGGCGGTCCAGCCGGCTTCGAGGACTTCGTCCATGGACGAATACGCGCCTACCTTGGGAGGAGCCTTTTCAGGCGCTACCTTCGGGAGCGGGCCAACGATGAGCAGATTGTCAAAGCTGGTATCATCGACAAGCGGGGAGGCAATGTCGATGTCCACCGTGGCAATCAGGTCATAGTTCTTACTCATTAGCCTTTTCCTCCTTGATCTCAACTTCAGTGAAGTAGCCGGTAGTTTCCTTTGCCAGCTCTTCCGTGCCTCCGCCGCTGGAGGTCTGTTCAAATTCGGGCTCAACGATTGCGGCCTCTTCCTTCTTCATGGCATCGGTCTCATAGCCATTCGTCGGGCTTTCAGTCTCCAAGGGCGTCTCGGGCGTATAGCCGCCTTCTCCGTCCGGGTACTGGATGCTCGACTCTTTGAGAACTGCGGTCGGGCCCACGGCTTTCTGGGTGAAATAAAACAGGACCGACATACGCGCCCGATACTCATAGTTCGTATCGTTCACAACGCCTGTCAGGTCCTGTACATCGCCATCAATCAGGATGCTCACGTCGTTGACGTGGCACCACCGGATGGCATAGTCTGAGTTGAGAAAATCCGCAAAGGACAGCATATCGTCCATGGCGGTGTTCTCGTATGCCACTGTTTCCCCGGTTTCATCATCCACCACTGGCGCACCGTGCGTAAACAGGTCCACCTGGAAGGTGATGCGGGATAGGTAATGGCCGACGACTTCATCATCGGTCATGCTGTAGTTGGCGGCTGTCGGCCGCCTTACGATGCCTGGGGTAATGGTGACCAGCGGGACCCTCGGCTTGGCGACCCTGCTCTGATTTGAGAAGGTCACAGTCGCCCCGGCGAAGTACCTGGCCGTGAGCTGCCTGAACAGCTCCCTTGCCTCAGTTGCCCGCATTGCCATCACCTCCGGTCCTGTCAAGACTGAGGTTGCCCTCGGCATCGACCTTTAGGCCGGAGCCCGGCTCAACGATAACGAAGCCAACCCGGTCTTCCGTTGCCACCGGGGGCGCAGGCTCTGGGGCGTTCTCGTTTCCGGGATCGTCCTCGCCGGGTTCAGATATGCCCGGATCATTCTCTCCGGGGGGCTTCTCAATATCTGGCGTTCTCGCCGCGTCCCTGGGGACGGGCGTAAACTGGTAGTTGTAGTGCCACAGGATGGTGTGGTCGTAAAGCTGGCAATCCACGCACTCATACCAATCGCCGTGGTAGTACAGCAGGTCCGCCTTGCGGTTCAGGTCCTGGTTTGCCACGAGCAGTTTTATCTCTCCGTGGCCTTCGAGGCGCTTTATCGTGCGCTCACCTTCGGGCAAGGCTTGCTGTTGGTCTGTGCTCAGCGGATGGATGTGCAGGCTTGCCTGGAAGTCTGAATAGCCGGAGGTGACGTAGCCCTTGACGACCTTCTGCTCGCCGAAGCGCCTCACCCAGTAGGTCTTGTTGAAAAGCCGGATGTTCAAAGGCTATCCACCTCTCCTCTTCACGACGTAGTTGACCGACTGCCTCATATAGCCGGTGTCAATCAGCGGCTGGTCGGACCCCTTCTTCTTGATGGTCGACTCTGCGTTCGGTGCAAAGCCTCCTTCGACGATCTCCTCCTGTACGAGCCCACGGCAGAAAACCCCAAGCTGGTTGAGCGCCTGCTCGGCCGTTCCTCCATTCGATAAGATGGCGTTTGCCCTGTCGCAGGCTGCTTGAAGCTCCGCTTCGTGGTTCTCAAAGCTCTGGCGCATGAATGGCCGCGCCGGGGTGTCAGAGGAGCCGAGTTCGTTTATGACCGCGATTTCGGCAAGGCTGGTCCCATCCTCATAGGTCTGGTCCGACTGGAAGCCGACCTGGATCTCGGACTCGGCGAGCTTCTTCAGTTCCGCAAAGTACCGTTTCCCTGCCGGCGTCAGGTCTGAGAAGCCAAACGCCATAAGGCATCACCCACCCTCTCCTTCTGATTTGTCAATGGAAATGGCGCCGCGCTCATCCACCTTGAGGCCGGAGCCTGCCGGGACCTTTACGCCGCCAAGGGTCGTGGCGGTAGCAATCGGGATGTCCGGGTCCGTTTTCTTCCGTTTCTTTGGCTCGTCGATTATCTCGCCGCTGCAATGAATCGGGACGATGACCATTCGCCGGAGCTGAAGGTACTGGACGCCATATACGGTCAAGCCGAGTTCGGCATCCGTTGCGAGGTTGGAACTCTGGTTCGCGCCATAGCTGATGCTGCTGCCGCCCTCGGACACGCTTCCAACAGCGAAACCGATGCCGATAGCGCCCATATCCCCCAGGGGGCTCTCACCATGACCGGCCATCTTCATCTTGTGGCAGACAAGGAAGGCAATCGCCTGATCGTAGAGCTTGCCAAACTGCTTCTTGCTCACCATCGGCCGGACCATCTCGATCCAAAGCATCAGCTCGTCATCGCTGGTGTCCTTGAACTCCTTCCCGATAAGCCTGATATACTCGATGGCCTTCATGGCGCTCACCCCTTACTCGCTCTCGGTGGAGATGTTCTCGGTCTTGTTCGCAGCTTCGGCCTTGGCCTTCGCTCTTGCACGTGCCCGAGCGGCAGCGGCCTCTGCTTTCGCCTTCGCGGCCGTGTCCTCGGCAACCTTATCGGCCGCCGTTTTCTCGACCTTGTCTTCAGCGGTTTCGGCCTCTGCCTTGGCCTGCTCCTCGACCATCTTCCGGGCCGCCTCTTCAACGGCCTTCTGGAAAGCGGTATCGCTGTCATCAACAGCCAGCAGACCGGCGGCGGTGAACGCCTTGATGGCGGGGAGCCCGCAAATGCTCTCGTTGGCGATCATGGACTCACCGGGCATGAGAACCGTGGTCCCGATGTTGATAATCTTCTCGCCGATATTTACCAGTTTCATGTGATACCTCCGTCATTATCGTGGGCGGTCGTGGTGTGGCGACCCGGCCGCCTTACGTTTTGTCATATCCAAAAGGACGCGGAGGGGTAGCCAACCGGCTAACCCCTCCGCAAAAAATAAGGCAGGCTCAGGACACGCCGACCGCAATCAGGGCGGACAGCGGGTAGTACACGATCACGCCGGCAGTGCGGGCCTCGCAGGGCACGATGGTCTCCAGCTTCTCGACCTGGATCGGGTACTGGTAGAAGGGCATGGGGTTCTCCAGGCTGAGCTTCCGCTCATCGTTGGTGAACAGGAAGGCCACCCCCTGGCCGCCGGTCTCCTTGGCATAGGGGTTGGTCTCGATGCTGTCAGCGTCCAGCTCAGCGGTGGACACGACGTTCTTGATATAGGGCGCGTGCTCCTGGATGAACTTCAGGACGGTGGTGCTGGTGTCGGGGATGCGGCGGGTGCTGATGTCCATGTAGACATCGGCGGGGACGCACAGGGTGTCAGGCCGCTCCACGTTCTTGGTGATCTTGGCGACCTGCTTGGCCATGCCATTCACGTCGGCCAGGATCTCGTCGGCAGTCTTCTCCAGCCAAGTGGTCTTGCCGGAGTCGGCGCCAGCGGTGATAGCGAACAGAGGGATGTTCTGGCCGGTGGACAGGACGCCCATCAGGCCGCTTTCCTCATCGCCAGCCCACGCAATCTTGTTGGTCAGGGCGTCGATCTGGTAGCGGGCGGACTCGCCCTTGCGGGCATCCAGGGACTTGCCGGCCAGACGGGAGGCGCGCATCTCCTGCGCGGAGTAGCCGTAGCTGTCGCCGATGCTCTTGATCTTGGCGTAGCTGGGCTTGCCGGTCACGTCCGCACGAGGCAGGTCGGTGCTGTAGTTGTCGATGATCTTCGCCAGACCGGTCTTGTCGTAGGTGTAGTAGGTGATGGTCTCCGCGCCGGGATCGGCCTCGGAGCTCTGGGGGAACAGGTGCAGAGCGGTCAGCTCAGGATACTCGACATCGTAGGACTGGGCCTTCACGTGGTCCAGCTCACGAGCAAAGAACACAGAGGCATCCTCGGCGCTGTCGAAGCGAGTGCCCTCAGATGCCATGACCGCATCGGGGATGGCAGACTGCAAAAGGGTCCGCATCTCCGCACTATCGTAGTGGGTATGCTTCTTCATCTCAGTTATTCCTCCTTTTTTCCTTACGCTCCGGTGTTGTCGTCACCGGGCTTCCACTTGCTGTCGGAGGTGCTGTACTTCAGAACCTGACCGTCAGTAGCGGGGCTGGTGAGGTCAACATCACTCAGGTCGCTCAGCTTGGTAGCGCCGGTGGAACCGCCGCCAGAAGCACTGCCAGAATTGACAGGCTCACGCATCAGCTCAACAGGGGCAACGCCATTGTCGACGCCGCCGATGAACCGGGCGTTCACCGCAATGGTGTCGCCGGAGCTGGTGCTGGTGAAGCGGCCGGCATCATCGCCGTTGATAATGAGGTACACGGGGTCTCCGTAGGCGGGCTCGTCATCCTCTTCGACCTGGACATAAATCTTGCCGTAGCGCATGACACCGACAGCGGCGCCGTTGCGGATGTGCAGCTTGCCTTCCAGATCATACTCGGTGGTGCGGTTGTTGGTGGTGATGCCCTCGAACTTGTCGGCGGTGGCACCAGTCTCAGGCAGGGCGATGTTCACGCCGGGCTTGCTGCCCTGAACAACGCCGAGACCGAACTTCATCACGCCGGACGCCTCCTCATTGAGGAAGGTGTCGATGACGTGGGGCGACAGATCGACGATACCGCCGGGGGCGCCAATGGGGGTAGCGAAGCCGTAACGGGTCTGAGCACTCATCTTACTTGTCCTCCTTTGCCTTGTTGTTTCGACGCTCAAGCATACGCTGGCGAGCGGCTCTGGCGGAATTGCCAGTGGCGTCGTTGCCCTCGTTGCGAGAGTCACGGTTGAACATCTGGCTTCTCTGGTAGCCAGTATCCTTGCGGTTGCGGGACTTGACGTCGGAGCAGGCGCAGTCGAACATGGCGTTCACATACGCAGGGCTCTTACCGTCCAGGCGGATCTCAGGGCGCACCGCCTTGATGATGGCCTTCTTAGCGTCAATCAGGCCCATGCCATCCAGGCCGTCGAGATTCAGCATGGTGCCGATGACACCAATCTGGACGCGCTGACGCACGATGGAGTCGACGCTGTCGGCGTTCAGGACCTCACCCTTCTTCAGATCAGCAGGGGTTGCGGTGGGGACGGGGTCATCATCACTGTCGGCCTGCTTGGTCTTGTCGACGACTACATCATCGCCATCGGTGCAGGTGGGGTCAGTGTTGTCGCCGTCCTTGGCCACAGCGGGGTCGGCAGGCTCGGTGTCGGAGTCCTTGGCGGTGGTGCCGCAGCTCGCGTCAAAAGCCTTCTGGGCCAGCAGGGTGTCGATGATGTCGAACAGGATCTCCATATCGTCATCCTGATTGGCAATTACGCCGTTCGCCTCGTCCAGGGTCTTGGGGTCGCCCTCCTGGTCGCGGCGGTCGCGGCGATCCTTGACCATCTGCACCTTCTCCTCAACGGCATCGGGCTCCTGACCGGCGGCGCCAATGACGGTATCATCGCCATCCTTGGCGGTGGGGTCGGTGCTGGGGTCGGTGGCCGCAGGGGGCTTATCGGTGGGGTCCCCCTCGTCTCCCTTTGCGGCCATGCGCTGGGCGCGGCGGGCCTTGTAAGCCTCAATGGCCTTGGCGAGCTCCTCCGGGGACATGACACCGTCTGCCCGGCGAGCTCCCTTCTTGGTCTTGGGATTAGCACTCATTGTCTTTGCTCCTTTCGTTTTTTGGTCGCGGCCGTCGATATTCAGCCGTGCCTGGTCACCTGCTCTTGCCTCCATGACAAGCGCCAGGTGGTTTATAACGATGTTGCGCTGGATTACGTCGTACGGTTGCCCTTCCCATACGCCGGGCGTCTCTTCCAGGTCGAGGTTGTAGCCAAGGGACAATTCTTTCAATCCGGCAGACTTCATCTCATCGGTGTCGTGGATGATGATTTCAGCGCGGACATCGTTACCACTCCGATACCCTTCGGAAAGAATAGTGCCGACCGCATTTTCGTGGACGTTGTCCTTCGTAATGAGGCCGGCGCTGTGCGTTATGATGATCGGTTTTCCCTTATAGGACTGGAGGCTTTCGGGCTTAAAAACCTCTTCCGGGAGCCGAAGCTCCCGCCTGACGGAGCCGTCAGGGTTTGTGTACTCAAAGATACCTGTGCTGGTCAGGATCGGCCTGTCGACGAGGTATCCCTCTGCCGTGAAGTAGGTCTGGTTCAGCGGAAGACTGTCCAGCCGCACCACACGGGTCAGCTTTGGGGCCACGGAGCCCCACCCCCTTTCATGGTGTTCTGCGCTTGGCGGTTACGCTTTCGGTTCCTGCTCAGGGGCAGGCTTACCGTCATCGCCGTCTTCGGAGGGCTTCTTCTCAACGGTGAGTTCACCCTCGGAGAAGGCGCTTCCGCCGGCTTCGTCTGCGTTGGCTGGCTCATCTTCACCGGCTGCCTCGGTGATGACCTCTGTGAGCTTCAGGGTGAGCATCTGCACGTGCTCAATCTCATCCAGAAGCATATCGGTATAGGCGTCAGCGACATCGACATTTCCCTGCTCGGTGTCCTGGACGCCCATTGCAAGGCTGTCGATTTGCTCACAGACCTTGACCATCTGCCGGCTTAGGCTGCTGATGGCATAAGCGTTTTTCATGGCGTCTCAGTCCTTTCTCTCGATATTGATAAAGCCGGGAGGCCCCGTCGCCCGGTCAGGGGGGTCCCGGCTATATGGCAGCACATCCATCCTCATAGGCAATGCACCTCTCTCTGACCGCCCCGGCCGGGGCTATTTCCCATATCGGTTACGCCGGAAGGTGGACTCCCAGCCCTCAAACTTATCCCGTTCTACCACATCGGGCAGGCACTTCTTCTTGCATCCCTTCCGGTTTCTCTTGCAGATGCAGACGGTCTTCCCATTCTTGACGTCTATGTAGACCTCAATGCGCTCCTTTGTCTCCACTGGCATCACCTCTCGGACCCCGTAGTCTGCTTCATCGGTACATTGACCGTGTCGAGGTCAAACACGGGG